TCCGGTGGCGTGGCCGGCGTCGGGGTAAGGGTCTTGTCCAAGAATAACCGCCTTCGTTTTGCCCAACGGTGTGCTTGATAATGCCTTGAACATTCGCGCCCGCGTTGGGTTAACGCCCTTACCCTTCTTGATATCGTCATCGATCCGCTCCCTCGCTAATTGAAACTCACCGGAGTTCCAGAACTTCAAGTCTGACCATGGGTATGTCACCGCTCATCCTCCACATCTAGACGGAAGGAGTTACCCGCCGGGGTTGTTGCGATTATGTGTGCTACACCGTACTGATTACTCAGCGGGTAGGTGTGTGATAAAGTCACGTTCAAGATAGTGTACCTTTCACCTTCAGGGTATTCCCTTTGGTTTATTGAATTATGGATGATGCCAGTGACGGCATTGTGGCTGTCATCGAGATACCAACGCGTAAGCGTAGCTACAACGACGACGCATTCACGCTGCTTCCATATTGACATAGGGGTTCCAGTTATCGTTGTCGGGTTCAAGGAATTCAGACAAAGTATATGTAACTGGATCGAAAAGTAACTCACCTGCTGGCCCTGTTCTTCCACAGAACCTGTTCTTTGAAATCATCAGATGGGTAGTCCTTCTGACGACTGGATCCGGAGACTCGACGTCGCGGGAAAGATCAATCCTGATGTCAGCGATCTTGGAGATGTTCCGCGATCCTCTGGTCAGGCCGTCATCGTTGACGTGGGACACGACGACAAGCGCGAAGTCGAGCTCCTTCACCATCATCTCTAGTCGCGTCGAAAGATAATCGAGCGAAGTTCGCTCATCCGACCCTCGAGCTCCAGAGACAACCATGGTAAGGTGGTCGAGAAGAATATAACGACAACCGCGCGCGGATACCAGAAATCTAATGGTATCGAGAATGACTTCAGGATCATCTGATCCAAAATGGCTATAGATGTGAAGACGCTCGTCCACCCTAACAGCTTCTTGAACGGCCTTGAGTGTTTGTTCATGATCGACACCGCTGTCTGGCAGGTGGACGGGAAGTTGTAGCTGAATGCCTGCAATCGCTTGAAGATGGCGACGCTTAGGCTCTTCGAGGAAGATAGCGCCGATTGGATCGTTGGTTTCCTTAAGTAGCTGATGTTCGATAGCATGCATCACCTCCGTCTTACCAATGCCCTCTTGGGCGGTTATAAGTACACTCTCTCCGGTACGAATACCGTAGGTCATATAATTTAACGTAGGGAAGGGGTAGGGGACGCCCTTGCGAGGCGTCTCCCTGATGATCTTGTCGAACTCGGAGAACGAAGAGACTATGCTCTCCGGGAGATATCTCCGTGCATTGGTCCAAATTGCTGCCAGTTCTCCATCCTCGCCGGCGGCAACGTAATCGTTGGCGTCTTTTCTGGTACCCCCAGGGAAGGACACCATGTAAACCTTGTTGTAATCAAACAGCTTTGCCACTTTAGATGCTGCTTGACGTCCTGCTTCATCACCATCAAACGCGAGTACAATTCTCTCGAATGAGTTAAGCCAGGATCGATCCACGCTGCAGTCAGTCCCAGCACTAGAAGCGCTGTGAACACTGACGACAGGCGCGCGTATAGTCTGCCAAAGCGATAGAGCATCGAGTTCTCCCTCTGTGATCGTCACAGTCTTGTGACTAGAGGCCGCAAACTTATTACGACCAAATAAACCAGCCTTGGAGATATCACCTTGGGTATAGAAACCCTTTTTATCTAAAGTACGGATCTTATAGCTGCCATTAGGATACTGAAAGCCCATGTCCTTAGGCCTACCATCGGCAGATATCCTAGTCTTGACATCGTATTTCATCATCGCTTCGCGGGTAATTCCGCGTGATGACAGGTATTCGAAGGAAAAATTCTCTAAGTCAGACAAAGTATTTCTCTCAGGTGGAGTGTAATTCAAACAACTAAAGCAGTAACTGTGGCCGTCCTCGTATACGCATAACGCATCAGACGAACCACAGTCAGGGCATTCGATATGTCTCTCGAGTATCTTACTCATTCCGTCTCTTGTTGAATTGGTAGTATCGACGCAGCCACGGACGTGGACTGTCTTGCATCTCCAATCGATCGAAGTTCAGTCCGTCGATGAGGGGGTTCCAGTAGTCGCGCATTGCGACATACATCCAAGCCCGAAGGATGATGGTTCGCTCGGGGCCGACATGGTGCTTGAAGCCTTGAAGTATCCAAGGCAGTGGCTTGCCAGTCACATAGTCGAGCTTGCCGTTGTCGACGCAGACGTGAAGCGTCTCGGGAGCAAGGAGGAGAATACGGGTACGTTTGAATTGTACTCCGTTTGACATCACCGTGTCAAGCTTGGGAATATCTTTTGTTGGGACTTTATGGACCTCACCCTTCATACGAGCGAAGTGCATCTTATCAACCAACTCAGGCTTCCTGTATCCATAGAACGGAATGACCTTGTCTGTCAAGACTTCTCTGTAGCAGTCGAAGCCGCTATTCGTATAGGCACGACAACCATAGCTGTCGGCTATAGCGTTGCGGCATCCTGTCTGGAGGTCGTCGACGACGAAGAACAGGTGAGCCTGTAGGTCCAGAAGGACCGGGAAATCTGGCGTATGCTTGGTCTGCATACGAATCATCAGGTTCATAGCCCTGATTTCTCTCGGATCAGAAATATCCATGTCACCCTCCAGGAAGGAGGGAGAGGAGAACTGCCTTCCAGGCTAACGTTCTGCCTCTCCCCGTGTCCGGGTTCTTCTACCCGGTAGTTACCACAGCCTCTTCTGACTGTGCCTTAGCTGAAGAACCGACGCTTGCCGCCGCCAGAGGCAGCAACCTTCGTAGGTTCCGGGGCCAACTCTTCCTTGGCCGCCGTATGGACGGCCTTGGCAACGTTGGTCCGAGCGATAGTCTCCTTGTCGACCATGTCCTTGAACTCGGCCGTCGTACGGAAGGCGGTCTTGAACTCGTTGAGGAGCTGAACAAGAGCCTTCTTGTCGAGCTGCATCAGCTGATCCGGCGTCCAGTACATCGTATCGGCGAGAGGGATGCCGATCTTCGCGCTGAACTTCGGCCAGCCTTCCTCGATCCGTTGCAGGTCCAGGAGGGTCGGGCGTTGCATTGGATCACCCATGAAGCTGACAGCCAGCTCCATCGCCTTGGTGACCTCGTCGTTCTTCATGTCCGGAATGTAGTCGGACACGTTCTGGGGCACGACCTTGAGCTGAGTACTCGCCGGCTGCTTGCCAGTGACGTTGACTTCGATGTCGGGGGTCTTCTCGATGGTCTCGTGAGCGTGCTTGAAGTCCTTCGGAGCGATGATCTTCGATCCGTTCTTCATGTCAGCGACGAGGATCTTGAGTTCGTTGGCAGACTTGATCGGCCGCTTGGCGAACTCAATATGGTGGGGAGCAACCAGGATCTTCGGGCGCTTGTCGTGCTCCTTCGGAAGCTGGTTTGGATGCGAGGAGTTGAAGGTCCGGTACCACATGTTCCGAACACCACGTTCAGCACCTTCAGGCGGAGCCATCCAGACAGAGCCGGCAGAGATAGCCGTATCGGTCTTTGGGGCATCACCGGGCGCCGGAGTAGGAACAGAATGCTTGGTCTCAGGAGCCGTCGGGGCGACCGGCGGTGTAACCTCGGGCGCAGGGGAGGCTTCGCTCGCGGAGAAAAAACGGCGCTTCGTCGACTTCGCCACCTCCGCAACGGCGGATGCAGCTTGAGCGACGATGTGCTTGTCCTTGACCTCGCCGAAGCCCATGTTGTCCGAGATATTGCCCCACTCGTAGGGCTTGCCGAGTTCGTTATTGCCGAACAGGATGGGTTCGCCGGTCAACGGCAGGAAGCCGAAGACGCAACGATTGTGGCTGGAATTGATCAGAGTATCCTGGAACGTCTTCCTGCGCAGCTTGGTGTAGAAATCGTCGAGCGACTTACTGTCACCGGCGAGTTCGACCAGCATGGGTTCGAGGAACTGCTCCCAGAAGTTGCCCTCGTCGGAACGAGTCCCGTCGGGGTTGGCGTACTTTGGAAAGTCACCTTCGAGGAAGACAGCCAGCATGGCATCGTCGCCGTCGGTCAGAACGAAGGGCTGGATGTCCTTCTTGGTGTCGAACTTCCCGGACTTGTCGCTGAAGAACAGGAACAACGAGTTGTCCTTGCTGGCGTCCATCAGTTTCATGAACTGCTTGGTCGCTTGAGCGGTCTCGGCGAACTCGAAGTCGATCTCGGGCTTGCCATTGTCGGCATGCCTGATAGCGAAGCCGGACACCGTACCACGCAGCTTGTTGACGTGGTCGACCATCGCCTCGGGGACGATATGACCGGGCTTCTTCTCGAGGATTGTTGATAAATTCATTGTCTCTCTCTTCTGTTAGTGGGCACATGCCCTGTGAAACAGCCTGACGCGGCGCGTACGCCACGTTATGACAGGTTTTAAGCTGTCTTTCTGTGACGCTTCAAGAAGCGATCACCGAGTCCCTCATAGTGAGGAACGATATCCTCGCCGGGTTTACCGCCGGGGAGCTTACCCTTCGGGCCATGCTTGGACGTGTCATTCTTCTTGACACGGTGAGCGATAGCCAACTTGTTGTTGGAGATACGCACAAGATCGGGAAGACCAAGAGCCTTACCAGCCTTCTGCATATATGCCCGATACTCCTGATCGGATATCACACCGACCACGTTAGCTTCCAGCAAGGCATCACCAACGATGTCGGCTAGAGCTCCTGCCTTCCACTTTGCCATCCTCTTCTCCTGATTCCTTTCGGACCAGCGACGATGAAGACGACGGACAGGGCCAAGGATGCGATGAGCCGGACGCTGAATGAGCTTCCAGTATATCGGCCTGACCTTATCACGCAGCCAACGCTGCCACACAGCCCGTAGCATCAAAGCCACCAAGCCGCACGCAATGATGGCTGCTCCAAGACCATAGATGATCTCGGAATTCTCGAACGCCCGAAGGCGGCCGGCCTCATAGATGATGGACAACCATTGTCCGGTGATATACAGGAGGCCCAGTACTACACCGGCGACATCCTGAAAGAACTCCCACATCTAAAGCTCCTTTGCGATTGCCTCAATGATATTGACGGCACTGTCGTAGTCGATCTCCACCTCCTGTTCTTTGTCCTCTTCGAACAAATACACCTCACCTTCCGCGTAATCGACAGCGATGTTGCCGATCGGGAAGATACCCTTGGGAGCACGCGGATAGAAGTCAGAGTACAGGTACAGATCCTGATCCTCCGTCATGCACCAGTTCGTATACGTGCCGACCAGATGGCCGAGCATATACAGGTCGAATCTCTCAGGCTCAGCAGCTGCCTGCTTGAATGCTGCGATAGCTTCCTTGATGCCCATCAGTGCACCGTTACCCTTTCCCTTTTGTAGGCCTTGTCCTTCTTGAACGCAGCCTGCTTATCACCAAGCTTGACGTGATCAGCCTTGACCTCATAGCGAAAGACATCAAAGCCAGCCTTCTTAAAGTTGGTCATGTCCGAAGAGCGAAACCACTTCGTCAGGTCAGTCGGTTTAGCGAAGCAGGAGAAATCATCTGGCTCCATCGTGATACCACTCTGAGTGGGAGACGGATGATCATCATCATACAGACGGGGATCGCATGCTGCACAACACTGATAAGGACCGATCCCAATTTCCTTGTGCTCTACACGATAGACGTACATGGGTTACTCCCATTGTTGCTTCTTCTTGGTATTAACAAAGTAAAACCCCCGGAGATTTCTCTCCGAGGGCTACCTGCGCGGTGCGGCCACGCTACACTTCGGGAGGGGCAACCGAAGTGGTCTTTTCAACCCAGCGTACACGATCGAGTGTCCAGCTACGCAGGGCCAATGACTTATCGGGGTAGGGTAAGCTGATTTGAACTGTCAGTCTTCGTTTGTCGTCCCTTACAAGGATGAACTTCGTCCTATCTTCCCGATAATACAGTCTGACACGCTCGTAAGCGTTGTCACGTAGGTTAACAAAGTGATTAACCATCTTCTCCTTACGGAGACGCATGATGGTGTCCCGTACCTCAGCCTTGCCTGCTGGTGTACCGATGAACAATCTCCCGTACATACGGAGGATCATCTCATCGATCTCACCCATGGACACACCAAGGGATTTCACACCGTTCTTTAGGGTGAGCATTACTTCACGGTTCATGCCTCCCGGAGCAGACACACGTTCTGCCTTGAGTCGGTCGGGCATCTTGCTGCCCTCCCACGTAGTGAACGTACCCGGAGTGTCATACGTGATGACACGGGGTAATGCGGAGATATGTTTCTGCAGCTTTCTCCGCTTGGCTGCGATGTTCCTATTTCCCATTCATCGCCTCCCTCATTGTCCTTACAGTATAGGACATGCCATCTCTTACGTCAACCACACTTAGTCTTGAAAACAAATCTCCCGATTAACTCAGGTTACACGGGGTGGTTTGATGTTCTCCTTACCTTGGTACAATTGTAGGCTAGTTACGTGCCAGCCATCGCAGTGAGGGCACTTATAGTAATACAATTGAACCTTCTTCTTCCTGCGGGCACGCCTACAAGCCGTCTTACGGGCAAGCGCAGGCTTACCAGCCTTTAGGCACCACTGATCGGGGTACATAAAACCTCCATACGCAGGCCGAAAAACCTGTCATAAGTGCATATTTACCCTTGACAGACAGACAAACGGTGTGTATAAGCGTGCTTATCCGCCGCCGGTTTGATATCTAAGACAGTCTAAGTTCCTTCATCTTACGCCGACAGGCAGCTTCCGCTTGGTCTCTTGTCTTGAATGGGTTATCGATGCTACGCTTACCTTCATTGAGAATGAAGTGACTGCTTTGTCCTCCCTGATAGAAACGATCCTTATAGGACGCCACCCAACCCATATCTTTGATATGTCCTATTATGAAAGAGAACTGCCCTTCGGTTGCACCGTAATTATCACAACCAAGGACAGTACCAATGAAGGTGAACTTCATGACTACTCCTTCAGGGTATAGCGCTTGACAGCACCATTCTTCATGTGCTCTATGTCAGCGCGCATACTATCGAGTTCGATGAACTCATCAGCCTGCCGACGTAGACTGTCAGCAACCATGTGACCAACGAGAGTAGACAGAACAGTCACACGTGTGCCCAGCTCTTGCACACGTTCTACAACACAGCGGAAGTCTCCGTCTCCAGAAAACAACACCATCTCATCAACCACTTCGGCATACTTGGTAGCATAGACTGCAATCTCACAGTCCATGTTACCCTTACGCTTCTTCTCACCTGCATGGTTGATGTAGTCTTTGGTCTCCTTGGATACAACGGTATAGCCGTTGTGCTCAAGGAATGTAGTCATCGGACGCAGTGGTGACACCATGTCCTTCGGAGGAAGAGCAGTAAAGTACAACGCACGATTGATATCATACCTCTTACGAAAGAAAGATAGGAACTTGACGTAATCAATCTGGAATCCCAACGCCATGCCACTGGCATAGGCATTGCTTCCATCAATCAGCAGTGCTGCACGTTTCAAAGGACCCTCCTCCTACCATGCCAACCAATAGCCCTGAAGTCTTCCATTGCAGTCAGTGGCTCAGCTGCAATGAAGTCAAGATGACTCGCAACAACAGGCAGCTTGAAGTGAGGCCGAGTATAGCCTTCGAAGTATAACTGCCAGTCTTGGTCACGCCTCTCACACTCACGAAGAGCATCCTTCGATGTCTTCATCCGTATCTGAATATGTTTCATGCCCGTCTCCTCAGTAGATGGATCAGTTGATATAACCACGAACGATACGCTACGATGTGATGATCGTGTTGCATAGTACCTCCAAATAGGTAGGCGGAAGTTGCGGAGACGCCCAGCTCCGGGTTTATACCCCTCAGATAGACTATCTTCCTAGGGTGACACTATCTCGGCTAGTGTAGCCACGAACTGAACTGAAACGGGCGTACCCGCCAGAGGCTGACATCGCAAGACAAGTCAGCTAAGTACAACCTTAAGAAGTATAGCTGTTGCTATAGCTACAATCATGATGAACATCCAGAAGATGATCATCCTTGAATCTGACTCACGCATCTAATCCTCCTTCGTCTTGATCTCATCCGAAGAAAACAGATGATCGGATAAGGTAATCTTCACCTTCCTGTGCCGAGATGAAGACAAGACCCGTGAAGAAATGCTGTGACGCAATCCAAGTGTGGATGGCAATCTAAGCTTTTCTCCATCCTTCCATACTTGGGTCGGGCCAAGTTGGTCCAACCCTTGAGTGTGCCCACGTTTACGCATCAGAGCTTCTCCCCGAATGCTCCGAACAACGGCTCATTGAAGCGATCACCGTTGAACGACATACCGAACTGATCGGTATCGAGTGCAACAGCGAAACGCGTAGCACGTGCGGTCATAAAGTCACGTACAATCTCAAGATCATGCCTTTGATGCACGCCTTCGAGATCGTTGCTATTTGGACACGGCTTGTTCAGCTCGTGGAATGGACGCCAACCTCTGTCCGTCATAATCATATACATAAGAGTTCTCCCTCACCAGCCAGAGCCGCTCTCCGACTGTACATACATTATCTCAAATACGCGTCCTTAGGTCAACCACACTTACCGTCGTAAACAAATCCCTGCACAAACCAGCCCTGTGCCATATGATTTCATGGTCGCCACCACAATCCCTTAAACGTGCACATACACGGCCTGAAAAACCTATCATCACCTGGATTAGTGGTGTATATGACACACGTACACACCATGCCATACCCACATACCGCACCGCAAAACCTGTCATCAGACAAAAAAAAACCCTGTGACATAAATGCAACACTGTTGCAAATACATCACAGGGTGTGGTATTTATATCACGGTCACTGTGTGACCTAGATCACTCGGCCGCGATCTGCTGCGGTGCGGTGAATTCGCAGGCGATCATTTCGAGATCGCTTTCGGAGAGAGTGATCTTCTGCCGCTTGACGGTCCCGGCATAGAGTTGCACCGCAACCTCATATGTCCGTTGAATGTAGTTCGGCCCGTCCTTTTGTTCCTGCCAGTCTGCTTTGGACAGCGCTTCCTGAATTCGTCGCGCTTCCTTCTTGTTGACGCAAACCAGCATGGTATGCGTTGTCATGTGTTCCCGCTGCTGTTCGAAGTCGCGGCGAATGGTATTGCAAAGGACAACGTATTTCATGGTAGTTCCCTCGTCGTGCCAACCCGCCACTATGACAGGTTTTGTTGCACGCTACCCCGCACCATTGCTGATGCGGGGAGGCTTGCAACCCTAGAGGGATTAAGCAGCATCCGCCATACGTGCGGCGATAGCTTGCCGACGCTCGCCTGGCTTGCTGGTCTTCTCGATCATGCCATTGATGATATCACGGATATCACACAGCGTCATGAAGGTATCATCGCCCGCCTTGGTATTGAGGAACTTGACCCAAGATGAGTACTGTTCCTGCTTGCTGTCGGTCACGATCGTATCGAGATAATCGTGCAGCGAAAGGAAGGCGTTGCGTGCAGCTTCTGCCGTAGTGATACGACCTTCAGCCGCATTCTCTTCTTGCTGGCGCTTCTTCGTTGCCATCAAGGCATGGAAGGTAGCGCCATTCTTGAACGCAATCATTGCATCCAGTTTCATGAATGCTTTGATCGTCATGCCCTCGTTGTCCTCCAGCTCCCGGCCGACCATGGTAGACCGCACGCGAACGCGGTTCTCATAGCCCTTGCCGTCAGCTGACGGAACAACTTCAGCATGAACGCCGCTCAACTCGTTGACCTTTTCGAGTTGGAACCGCAGCCCAAAGCCGGCCTTGATCGTGGCCCGGTAGTAGTTGATCCGGTTCTTGACCTTGGCAAGCCTTGCATCGCGAGCAACCAGCTTGGAATGCGAGGCACCACCATACTCGGCGATGAACTCGGCGGGGATGCCATCCGTTTTCATCTTGTCGTTTCCGAGACGTTCAAGCCAATCCTTCTCTTGGTAGAGAGTGACGGCCGGAGGCAGGTTATCGGCGAAGATGTTGTAATAGTCCTTCTCTTTCGCCTTTAGCTTGCCATCCTTCCCGCTGGGTTCCATCACATTGAACTTGCACGGGTTGTTCTCGCCTTCGCCTTCCTTCGACTGAGGATCAGGGAAGCTATCGAAAGCGTCGCCACTGTAGAACTTGACGGTTGCCTGCCAGATTGTGACCGGCCCGCCTTCCCAATCTTCCTTTGCCTTGACGACCGTTGACACGGACGACAGGAACTCGGGAGGAACATGGGATGCAGCGAAACGGGCAGCTTCGATTTGCTTCTGACCAAGCGATTTGTTGAGTTCAGTCATTGTCATTGCCTCTCTTTTGAATGCCACGTTACGCGTGGCCCGTAGATCGCCGCTGGAAACCAGACATGGCTTGGCCGCAAATACATGCGACGACATACCAATGCCTACCAGACAGAATAGTTCCTTGCCCTTTTCCGCGCCCATCATCAGTGCAGGGCGGGGCTATGGCCGAACCATAGCTGGCAAGAGCAACTAGCCAAGGACAGGGATAAAGCGCCGGGAACTCAGTTCCGTATTTGCCTCTATCAACTAACCCTTAACCTTCAATCATCATAGAGGGCAACAATCCTTATGTAAAGCCATGTTATTCTATAATTTGTTTATTCTGTAGAATGTTATTCTTTTCTTATGTCTAAACGACAGATGATAGAGAATAAATGCCTACGGCTATAATTGTCATAGCCTTAGAATATTATTCTCTTATGTCTTACCGTAAGGATACCATAGGGTATACTGTATTAATCCGTATGGTATTCAACAGTACTGGCATAGGGTATTCCTGTTCTATGTAATACAGTATCTTGTATGCCAGTCAGACACGGCCAGAGTCTTAGAACGCTTCTAATTTGCAAATCAGTGGCATCTTGCATGCCAGAACTCGATGTCGGGGGTGCCCCCGGCCTTAGCGCGCTTTGAATTACCCCTCATAAATATCGAACAGAAATTTTTAGTCCTTGTTACCTACTACCCACTCTACGAATAATCGTATAGCTGTCCAAATAACCATCCCGACGATAGTCAGAACACCCAGTGCAAATAGGAACAGCAGGATATCGATGTAGTTGGTAGTCTCAGGATCAGTACTCCAACCATAGAATTGTGCGTTCATTTCGTGTATTTTCTCCATTAGTGTCTCCGAGCCTCTAGGAAGCTCACTGATGCGTTTTGTACCCTCGAAGGTAGGGTGGTAGCGGGCACCCTCTGAAAACGCATCCACGGCCTTCTCTGTGGCTTCTAGAGGCATTCTAGAAGCGATGGAGCCTCCTGGTACGACTTCCTCCATCAAAGGCCTCGGAATAGGCAGTGGAACGGGTTTTATAAAGAAATCAGTCACTGAGGTATTCCTTGAACCTTTTCTCTACATCTGGGCGGACTCCAGTCTCGAGATATTCCTTAACCATCTGGTCTGTAAACTCTCGGTACTTAGGGTCTGCATAGGCCCATTCCATATAGTTAGCTATTGCTTTCTCTTTGTCTTTCTTTGACGACGGGGTACCAGAAGGTATTTCCGTCTTCGTCTGTTTCAATTCCTTTGTAATATCTAATCTCCATTTCTTCCATGAGTACTCCTATGTTGACAAGTATACTACGCGTAGTGTATACTTATGTCAAGGAGTAAACATGCTTGAACAACTAATAAATGCCCTCGATCAACGAGGGATTCTCGTAATGCAGGCCATGCTTGGCAAGAGAGCTATCGAACTTCTCGAAGACGAGAACGAAAAGAAGTCTAAACCAAAGCTAGAGGTGCCTACGGCGCCGAGTATAGTGACTCCGACTAAAGGGTTAATAACAGGGCCTAACAGCTGATCGATGCGCGACTACAGCAACCCGTGCCTCCTCTAACAAGAAAGTAACCCTATGGCAATCTATAAAAACCGCGAAGTGGGTCTCGTATCGACCTTCGTGCCTTCTAACACTAACGTCGATCTCGTAGCCGTCTCCTATACGAACGGTATGCGTGACAACGTTCCCCTCTCCCAAGTCTACTTCACCGAAGACGAGAAGAAAGCCCTCATCAAGGACAATCCTTCCCGTTTCGAGAACGTCGCCGTCGCTTCTAAGGAAGACGTCGAAGCCGTTCGTATCGGTGTAACTCCTCCGTCCGATCCTTCCTACAAGGAAGCTGCTGAAGCCCGTGTTCAACGTGACGAACAAGTGAAGAAGCAGTCTGAACTCCAGAAGAAGGCAGAAGACGAAGCCAAGAAGAACTTCGATGCTAAGGTAAATGCCAAGCCTGCTCCCGTCCAGACAACCAACGTCCCAGGGAAGGCAATCAAAGCATGACCCAAGCCCTTCACATCGTTAAGATCATATTCGCAGTCGGATTCATCGTTGCGGGTACGGTCGCACTATGGCTTGCACCCCAGCTCGCTCAACCCCTCTTCGTGGGTGGCATCGCTTGGTGCATGATACCTGAGTGATGGATGTACACGTCTATCTCCACGATTTGGAGGTTATTCGTTTACTAAAGAAGATTCTAAAAAAGGAAGATCAAATTATGGCTACAGTCCAAGACCTTACTACCGTTCTCTCTGCAATCTCGTCTGAAGTCGACAAGGTTTCAGCCGACACCGACAACCTGCTCTCTCAACTCGCTAATATCCCGACCGGTGGTATGACACTTGAACAGCAAGCTGCTATCGATTCTGCAGTAGAATCGGCAACAGCTATCGCTACGCGTCTTCAGGCAATCGATGACAAAGTGCCGGATTCTATTCCTACACCTACTAACGCATAACTCCCGTGATCGACTGGACTGTATCTCTAGGTAATATCATAACGATACTTACCGTAATTGCTAGTGTCATCGGCTTGGTTTATAACATGAAATCAGACATCGTCCTTCTACAGAATGATGTCGCACATCTAGAGAAGACGCAAGAAACTATGACAGAGGCCTTTTCCACAATGGGTAGGGTCCTCACTTCAGTAGCGGTACAGGACACTCGATTGTCTATGATTGAAAAAAAGCTTGATGAGCTGTCTCATGGTAAGGGTTACGTGAAGTGACCTCTGCTGGGGGCAGCTTACCCTTGAGTAGTATCCCAGTCCCGGATCCTACTAAGCTTACTACCGACGCGGTAGACCGTGCCAAGGAAGAACTTGATATACGTCTCGCGTCTCTACGTGAACTATTCGATCAGAAGTTCATAGGCGTAGCAACCGAATTCACAATGAGAGACATCGCTCTCGCAGCAGCGTTCAAGGCAGCAGAAGCCGCCGTAGCGCAGCAAAACCAAAGTAATACACTGGCTGCCGACAAAGCAGCAGCATCGTTTACTAAACAAATCGATGGTCTTGATGAGAAGATCAATGACCTCAAAGAAAGAATGGCTGAATTGTCCAGTAAGAACTATGCAGCACTAGGCGGATACCTCGTAGGTATCATCGGTGTCATCGGCGTAGTCGTGGCTATCTTCGTAAGGCTTCAAGCATGACAACCGCCGCAGATGGCTCTTGGAATATAACTATAGTCGACGGTCTTACTTACGTAGGCAAATACGCGGCTGATGGCAGCTTTAATTGTTTTCAAGTCACAGGTGGTAGTCTGACTACTCCCCAAGGCTGGAATCATCCAAGCGGGGCGATAAACATCGTTAACGCTACTGCAGAAGCTAATCCTGTCGGTATATATCATGCCTGTGGAGCAATGAATGTTTCGACTAATGCTGCTCCTACTACTCCTGTGGGGGCTACTGCTCCTAATGGAGCTAGGTATGTCACGGTTGTTGCAGGCGTGTTAGCCTGATGGCTGGTAAAGTCGGGAGACCAAAGAAATCCGAAGTAGAACAACTGCGCGCGGAACGAAGAGAACTAGCCGAGTCTTCTCTCGAAGAGTTCATAAATCTCGTACATCCGAAACGTCTGCTAGGAAACATTCACAGGGAAGTAATTTCATGGTGGACCAGCAACGGCGCGAAGTCACACCAGTTGCTTCTTCTGCCTCGAGACCACATGAAGTCGGCGCTGATTGCCTACCGTGTGGCATGGGAACTAACTAAAGACCCGACTCTAAGAGTTCTATACATCTCGTCGACGTCTAATCTAGCAACCAAGCAGCTTAAGTTCATAAAGGATATCTTCACAGACGATACTTACCGTCTGTATTGGCCTGAGATGGTCAACAAGGAAGAAGCCAAGCGCGAGAAGTGGACTGAAAGGGAAATATCACTCGATGACCCCCGACGTCGTGCAGAGTCTATTCGCGACCCAAGCATCTTCACTGCTGGTCTTACTAGTAATATCATCGGAATGCATTGCGATATTGCTGTCCTCGATGACGTTGTCGTCACAGGAAACGCTTATACTGAAGACGGTAGACAGCGAGTAAGAGACCAGTATGGCTATCTTTCCTCGATCGAAAGTGTCAACGCTCGTGAATGGGTTGTTGGTACGCGCTACCATCCTCTTGATCTTTATGCTGATCTACTTGGGATGAAGATTCCTTTTTATGATGAGTTAGGCAATGTCAATAAAACAGTCGATCTCTTCGATACCAAAGAATACCCAGTCGAGTCAGCTGGAGACGGTACTGGTCAGTTTCTTTGGCCGCGTCAACAGCGTTCTGATGGTAAGTGGTTTGGCTTTGATGACGGCATTCTACGTACAAAGAAGTCTCAGTACTTAAACCAGGTCCATTTCCGTGCCCAATATTACAACGATCCTCACGACTCCGACAGCTCTCCAATTGATCGCAGCCTCTTCCAATACTACGAAGTCTCCCATCTCACGAAGCGGGACTTTCGATGGTATTTCAAAGGAGAACCTCTCAATGTCTGTGCAGCAGTCGACTTCGCTTACAGCACTACAAAAGGAGCTGACAGCACAAGCATCGTCGTCATTGGAACAGACAGTAGCAACAACTACTACATCCTAGAGATCGATCGGTTCAAGACTGATAAGATCTCGGAGTATTTTAATCACATCCTTAAGCTCCACAACTATTGGGGGTTCAGACGTATCAGATGCGAAGTCTCGGTGGCACAGAAGGTTATCGTAAAGGATCTAAAGGACAACTACATTCGCCCATACGGCCTCAGTCTATCAGTCGACGAGTTCCGTCCCACAGTAAGGGAAGGCACTAAAGAGGAACGCATCCTTGCTGTCCTAGAGCCTCGATATGCTAACGGCCAGATCTGGCACTACCCTTCTGGTAATACTCAGATCCTCGAAGAAGAGCTTATATTTACTAATCCCGCCCATGATGACGTCAAAGACGCACTAGCTTCTGCTATCGATTTTGCTGTCCCTCCTATGAACTACCTCAGAATGAGAAAACAAGCATTGCCTGCTTTTACATATAACTCCCGCTGGGGAGGCGTCGCATGACCGGTAAGGTACTTGCGTTAGAGAACGTCATATCACCGGATCTGCTCGCTACTCGTATCACCGAACGTTTCATTACGTGGGATGGTATGCGTCAGGTCGCTAAGAACGATTGGGAAGAAGTCCGCCGTTATGTCTATGCAACAGATACTTCACAGACTTCGAATGCTTCTCTTCCGTGGAAGAACAAAACCACAATCCCGAAGCTCTGTCAAATCCGAGACAACCTCTTCGCGAACTATATCGCGACTCTCTTTCCTAAGCGTAAATGGCTTGTCTGGGAAGCTAACGACAAAGACAGTAATGATGTCGCCAAGCGCGATGCTATCGTCAATTACATGTCCTGGGCTATCGAACAGCCCGAGTTTAAGTCCGAGATGGAGAAGGTCGTTCAAGACTACATCGACTTCGGAAACTGCTTTGCCACTGTAGAGTGGGTAGACCAGCGTGTAGAACAGCGTGGTCGTACTCAAGTCGGTTACGTCGGTCCTGCCATTCGTCGTATCTCTCCTCTAGACATCGTCTTCAATCCCACAGCTGAAAGCTTCACGTCTTCTCCTAAGATCATCCGTTCGGTGATTTCCCTTGGAGAGCTGAAGGAGATGCTGGCTAAGATGTCTAACGATGAGAATCGTCAGACCTACGAAGACCTATATAACTATCTCAAAGAGATCCGCTTCCATGCTCGTGAGTCCTCAGCGGACTGGCAGCAGAAGGACAATCTCTATGCAATGGATGGCTTCACTAGCTATCGTGCTTACCTACAATCTGATTACTGTGAAGTCCTAACCTTCTACGGTGATTGGTATGATCCTTACGAAGACACGTTCGAAAAGAACCGTGTCATCACTGTTGTAGATAGGCACAAGCTTATCAGCAACGAACCCAATGCTTCCTTCTTTGGCTATCCTCCAATCGTCCACTCTCCGTGGCGTCGTAAGCAGGACAACCTCTGGGGCATGGGTCCACTAGCTAATCTAGTTGGTATGCAATACCGTCTCGATCATATCGAGAATATGGCAGCAGACATCTGGGACCTGGTTACATATCCTGTCCAAAAGGTAAAGGGATTCGTAGAAGAATTCACGTGGCAACCAGGTGAGAAGATATTCGTCTCTGAAGAAGGAGATGTAGAGCTCGTTCAACCGGATGTCAATATCTTCCAGTCTGACATGAAGGTTGAAAAGCTTCAGATGCTGATGGAAGAGATGGCGGGTGCGCCTAGAGAAGCAATGGGCATACGTAGCCCAGGCGAAAAAACCAAGTATGAAGTTCAACAGCTTCAGAACGCTAGCTCGCGACTCTTCCAAAATAAGATCTTCCAGTTCTCCGAGCTGCTGGAACAGCTCCTTAACTATATGCTCGAACTAGCCCGCCGCAACATGAGCGGTTCAACCTCTATTAAAGTATTTGATGACGAATTCCAAACCGTTACGTTTCAGAATCTCACTGTCGACGACATCACAGGTATGGGAAGAATTAAACCAGTTGGAGCTCGACATTTTGCAGAACAAGCTGAGCTGGTCCAGAACCTTACAGCTCTCACAGGCTCTGGCCTCTGGCCCGTCGTGCAGCCGCACTTCTCAGGCATTGTTCTTGCTAAGGTCCTTGAGAATACTTTCGACCTTAAAGATTATGGTGTTGTTACTCCATACATCAATCTCGCCGAACAAGCAGACGCCCAGCGGTATGTCCAAGCTATGCAAGAACAGCTCCATCAAGAGATGGGCACAGCGACAGGCATGGGAGCTGACTATGATGTTGACGGTGCTGGCAACTTCTCACCACCGGCGCAGTCTTCCGCGGATCCACTAGCACAAGGATAATAACATGGCAATGCCGATGGCAATGAAAAAGGATCACGCCAAGGATCGCAAGAAGGGCATCAAAGAAGGCTCTTCTAAAGACAAGAAGAAAGACAAGAAGGTCAAGGGTTACCGAGGACACTGATGATCTCAGCATGGACCAAAAACCTGTCATCACAGGATGACCAGGACAAATTCAAGAGACACCTGCTGTCAAGCAGAGTTATCTTAGAGCGTCTGCAGGAACTTCTAGACGAAGAAAAGAACTCCCTGGACGCCGCCGAAATCAGTCCCAAGATATTTGACTCACCCAATTGGGACTACAGATGCGCTTATGGCAATGGCTTTAAGGCAGCATTAAAGATGGTGAGCAACCTAATATACATTGACCCCAAGGAATATAATGGCCGACAGCCTATTCAATAATGACCCAGACGACAACGCAGACCGCACAGCCCTCCTCGAAAAGTGGAAGGCCAAAACCCCCGAAGAAGTACTCGCCGCTAAAGTCGAGTCCGATCTTTACATTAAGACCCTCACATCGCGTATGGATGACCTAACCAAGGATCATCTACAACTGATGGAAGAGTCCAAAGCGAAGGCCCAACTCCAAGATCTCATTGACCGTCTAGAGAAACGTGGAGAAGGACAGGCTAACAATTCCCAGCAGAACCAACAAAGGGATGATAACCAGCAGCCGTCGTTTAAGCCTGAAGATATCGAAGCGATAGTCCAAAAGAAGCTTTCTGAAGTAGACCTTCAGCGTAAGCAGGAAAACAACTTCAATACAGTCAAGGCCACTCTAAGGGAACGTCTCGGTGATAACCACCAAGAAGTTCTTAAACAACGCCGAGAAGAACTCGGATTAACTCAGGAATTTGCAGACGAGCTTGCTCGCAACCATCCTACTGTCTTCTTTAAGACATTCGGTTTGGAAGAGCAACACCAGGATGCCTTCAGGGCTCCACCTCGTAGCAACGTCCGCCCCTCTTCGTTTGCTCCCAAGCAGACAGTACGCGACTGGAATTACTACCAGGAGATGAAGAAGAGTAATCCTAGGATGTATCTCGATCCCAAAATCGCCGTCCAAATGCACGAAGACGCAATCGCCCTAGGTGAACGCTTCGGAATGCCTGAGGACTAACACAGGACTACAAACTAATGGCTGGCTTTACATCTGCCAACAACCAGCATCTGATTCGCACTCAGCTCTGGTCACGCCAACTCAAAGAGCTTCTGCTCGATGAATTGGTTGCTATGAAGTTTGTCCGTATCATCCAGGACTTCCCGGATGGCTACACGGTTAATATCCCGTCGATTGGTGAAGCTGAAGTTGCCGACTTCAATGAGAATATGGCAATCAAGTATAATCAGATGGACACTGGTAACTTCCAGTTTTCGTTCGATAACTACAAGTACTCAGCTAACGCAATCTCCGAGAAATTCAAGCGTGACAGCTATTACAGCTCTGATGTAATCTCGGCATTCTTGCCCAGAGAACATCGTGCGCTTATGGAAGCGGTTGAAACTAACATCTTCGCTAAGGCGAATGCTGGACAAACTGCATCTAACCCCAACACGATCAACACGGCATCCCACAGATGGGTAGCAGGCGGCGCAGGCCAATCGCTTACCATTCAGGATTTCGCCAAGGCACAGTTCGCCCTTCAAAAGGCTAACGTTCCTCTGACGAATCTGGTTGCGGTCGTTGACCCCTCGGTTGCCTACACGCTGGCTACTCAGGCTAACATGGTAAACCTTCTTTCTCCGCAGCAAATGTGGGGTTCGGTTTCCAATGAAGGTCTCGTTACCGGCTTTAAGTTCCGTTTCAACATCTTTGGCTTTGACGTCTACGTATCGAACTACCTTCCCGGTGGTATCTCCGAAACCGTCTCCGCTGTGGCTGTTACCAACGGCGTGGCCAACTACTTCTTCTCCGCAACCCCAGGCGACACGTGTCCTTGGGTTGGTGGCTTCCGCCAGATGCCTACCGTCTACAGCGAGTTCAATAAGGACCTGCAGCAGACTGAGTATCTGACGATTGCTGAATGGGGCTTCAAGCTCTATCGGCCGGAGAATATGGTCACCGTCCTCACCAGCACCTCTGTTGTGCCTGCCTAATAGAAAGGATATAACATGGTTGGTGGAAATTGGCTTAACAACGACGGTCTCTTCATCCAGTACGGAACATCGAAAGCTGTTCCTACTACGATGGGAGACTTCATGTCCCTCGGCGAATGGCGTGATATTGAATTCACGGCTAACGTCGCTACTGGACAACCCCTCGCTACTGCGGGTACCTACATCATGGGTAACACCACGATGCTTCCTACGGGTGTTTTCATCGAGAGTGTAAACTACTCGGTTGAGACTGCCTTCGCAGGTGGTACTAACATTGGCTTCGGTACTATGCGTGCAGACCGCACGACTGCTATCTCTAATCTTAACCTTTCCACGGGTGCTGCTGTCATTGTCGACGCAACGCTAGTGGCTGGTTACAACAACACTATCTTCACCGGTGGTATTGTTGGAACCACGACTTCATTCCCTGATGGGTTTGCGTATATCACTGCTACGACAGTTGGTACGCATACTGCAGGCTCCGTGAAGGTTCGGATTCGCTATCGCGGTATCGGTACGATCACTCAGTAATGAACTCGGGGAGGCTAACCCCTCCCCTTTTTCATAAGGAAAACAAATGGTAATTTCTAATAAAACTCTAGATCTAACCGGCAATCAGATGCTCAACGACGGGCTTACGATTGCTTGGGACTCGATGACTAACGTCGCGATCCCAGCTGCAACACAGCCGTCAGTCACTGCAGGCACAGGTGCTCCCACTTTCTCTGCAATCAAGGGCTCTCTATACCTCAATCTAACTGGTTCTACAACCGCTACTCGTCTGTACATCAATAATGGTACAACGAACTGGGTTGCTATTACTACGGCAAGCTAATGGCAAAAATAACGTTGACCGATCTAGTTAACCTCCAGAATGAAACAACTGCGGTTAACGCTATTAACAATAATAATGCTGCCATAGAGGTAGCAATGGAAAACACACTATCTCGGGATGGCACTTCTCCTAATCAGATGGGTGCCAATCTCGATATGAATGGTAATAGAATTCTTAATCTTCCCTCGGCAGCTTCAGCTGATGAGCCTGTTCGTTTACAAGATCTAGCTGACTATGCTACAGGAGGTGTTGTTACTTTCAATGCAGTCCCTGTTGGTGGTACTACCGGACAGGTTCTTACTAAGAATAGTAATACTGATTACGACGACTCTTGGCAGACAATACCTACTCCCCCTCCCAGCTCTGTCACAGGCGTTAACAGTCAAACTGGCGATGTCATCATAGCGACTTCTCCGCTGGGTAGGCTTACACTGACATCAGGCACAGCAGTTACTACTGCAGATGTCACAGGCGCGACTTCAATCTACTACACCTTCTCCCAAGGAAATCAAATTCCTATATACAGTGGGACTGTCATGGTTCCCACGACGTTTACCGAGCTTACTCTGGCTTTAGACTCTAACGGAAGCCACACCAATTACCATGCCGCTAACAAGAACTTCGATCTCTTTGTATTCAATAATGCAGGCACTATCCGCCTTGGCACAGGTCCTGATTGGACTGCTGGTGCTGTTGCTGGTTCTGACACTGCAAGGGGTACGGGATTAGGAAGTACAGAGCTCCAACTTATCAATGGTTTGTTTACTAATAAGAATGCTACACTGATTAGATGGGGAAGCGGTTCTACCGACACTACTACAGTGCCTGCTAACCAGGCAACCTACGTAGGTACGCTACGAACTACCGCTAATGGACAGACCGAAGACAGCACTGTCAATAGGTTTGTATTTAATGCTTACAATCAATCTAAGAGAACCTTTGTCCGTCAAGAACTGACAGCAAGCTGGAACTATTCAACAGCGACTTATCGCCAAGCGAATGCCAATGCTGCCAACAAAGTTCAGTACGTTGCTGGTCTGACCGGCGGAATGATTGATCTGATGGTCTCTAGTATTCCTCTTAACAGCACCACTACCGCTCGCATCGTTTACACTGGCGTAGGTGTCGACAGCACAGCTGTCAATAGCCGTACTACAGGTGACTTCGCGAGAGTTGGAGATGCTACTGTTCCTTCTGCAGTGAGTAAAGCTTACTTCACAGGGTATGCTTCTCTAGGCTACCACTACATGGCTTGGCTAGAAAAAGGCGCTGGATTTGATACTCAGACTTGGTTTGGTACCTCTGCAGATTACCAAGCAGGTATGGTTGGAAGCATCTTTGCATGATCTCCAGTCTATCAGCTCCAGATCCTTATGATCGTATTATAGAGCCAGCTCAAGCTAAATCTGATATGACTATAAAACCCGGTTACCGTGGTTATGATGGTCTTACTCAGATTCTGCCCACATTAGTCGGAGGTGAAACGACTTGTGTCATCGTTGGCGGAGGGCAGAGTAATATCTCTAATTATGCGCAGACATCCTTCACCCCTGTCAATGCTAAAGTTGAAGTTCTCGATATCTACAACGGAGGTGTCTACCAAGTAGGTGGAACACCTCTTCCAGGTGCTGGCGGCGATATGGATTGTTGGATGAAACGTCTGGCAGACAAGATGATTACAGACGGTAAGTACCAACGTGTAATCATAGTTCCAATCGGAGTGTCTTCAGTAAGCTTCGCAGACTATGCTTCCGGAGGTTCTCAGAACTCTCGTATTGCTGTAGCAGCTGCGCGTTTAGCTTCAGTAGGTCTCTCTGCTAATTACATCGTCTGGTGTCAAGGTGAGTCCGACAATGTATTTGGAACCGCTCAAGCAAAGTGTACGTCTTATCTGAACTCTATTATTTCTTCTTGTAAGACTTCCTTTGGGACTTCGGTACCTATGTATATTGCCAAACAATCTTACTATCAAGGTATTACTTCTAGTGCCGTTACAAGTGCACAGGCTGCTGTTCTAACTTCCGGAGTTCTGGCAGGCCCAGACGCAGACAGTCTGACTTCCTTATTCAGATACGATAACATTCACTGGAATGCCACAGGCGCTGATGCCTTTGCTTCTATGTGGAATTCACTGTTGAGTTAATCATGAAAATAACATTAAACAATGTAGGCAGTATTATAGACGCTACTACGGCTGAAACCACTATTAACAATAATAGTGATGCTATAGAAACTGCTTTCGAAAATACTCTATCTAGAGACGGAACAGCTCCTAACCAGATGGAAAGTACTTTGGATATGAACTCCAATAGTATTGTCAATCTTCCTAACCCCATCACTCCTACTTCTCCCCTCCGTCTTCAAGATCTCAACGATTTCATCGGTGGAGGCACCATCCAAGCCATCCCAGCTGGAGGTACCACAGGACAAGCGCTTAAGAAAGATACTAACGTAGACTACGATGTCTCCTGGGGCGACATAGTTTCTTCAGTAGGATTATCTCTTCCTGCAGACTTCTCAGTCAGTGGTAGCCCTGTTACTGGCACTGGGACTTTGACAGCAAGCTTTGCCACTCCTCCGACAGGTACTGGAGCTTTAGTAAGAGCTACTTCTCCTACGTTGGTAACTCCTAATCTAGGGACTCCATCTGTAGCTATTCTGACTAATGCTACCAATCTTCCTGTTACAAGTGTGACGGGGATGGGGGCGAACGTCACGTCATTCTTGACTACACCCTCTTCTGCTAATCTGCGTGCTGCTCTTACCGATGGAGTTGGTACTGGTGCTGCATACTTCGTTGGCGGTGCTCTAGGAACTCCTGCGAGCGGTACTGCTACCAATCTTACTGGGCTACCAGTTTCGACTGGTATCTCTGGTCTTGGTACTGGTGTTGCTACATTCCTTGCTACCCCAAGCTCAGCCAATCTTGCGACAGCTCTTACAGATGAGACTGGAACAGGTGTAGCTGTCTTCGGTACTTCTCCTACTATTACTACTCCAAATATTGTAGGCACTACCGCAGTAGGCAATGCCAGCGCAGGCAGTGTCGGCGAGTATATTGAATCTGTAGTACCTTCAGGTTCTCCAGTAGCCCTTACAACGGCTGTCACAGCTAACGTCACAAGTATATCTCTTACTGCAGGCGACTGGGATGTCGAAGGAATGATTATTCTCAATCCTGGTGCTACAACTTCTATTACTGCTATAATTGGCTCTATAAGTTTAACTTCAGCAACTACTGACGGCACCTATGCTTGGTCGCATAGAATGGCCGCTTTCGTTCCCGCAGCCCCCTTCGGTGGCTATGGGATAGCACGACGTCGGGTCAACGTATCTGCCACGACAACGGTCTACTTAACAGCTATGTCTACATTCACAGTAAGCACTAACGGTGCTTATGGATACATCAACGCAAGACGAGTTAGATAATGTCTCTCCTAGAACAAAATAAAATCCGTTGGCAGAACTGTAAGGTTCCTGCTGACAAGGGCCCTGCCTTCGCTATGGTTGCTAATCGCATCAAGGCGAACAAGGCTGTATACGATAAGATTGAAAAACTAACCGGTGTGCCTTGGTGGTTCATCGGAATGGTGCACTACCGTGAGTCTAACCTCAATATGAGCACCAACATCGCTAATGGCCAACCCTTTAACAAGAAGACGACTATTGTTCCTAAAGGACGTGGTCCGTTTAACTCCTTCGAAGATGCTGCCGTAGATGCTCTCGTTAACTGTGCTCCCCATGCAGCCAAGAACAAAGACTGGTCTGCTGCCGGTGCGCTCACTAAGTTCGAAGAATATAACGGACTAGGCTATGCTGGTAAAGGGGTTCCGTCACCGTATGTCTGGGCTGGTACAGACCAGTACATCAAAGGTAAGTATATTGCTGATCATGTGTATGATCCTGATCATGTTGATACTCAGCTTGGTGGCGCTGGCATTCTGAAGTTCCTCGGTGTCTTCAATCGCAGTGGTGCTGGTGGAGCTGTTGCTGCAGGTACTGTAGTTGCAGCTGGCGCTGGTGCAGCGGTTACTGCCCCGACTAACTATCTGCCCTGGATCATCGGTTGTACCTTCGGTCTGGCCTTGGTCTCCTTCCTGGCCTTCGATATTTACTCTTACTTACAGAATAAGAAACTCAATGCTACTTCGTCTTAAACTCTGGTGGGAGGAAGTCAAGGCTTTCTTCAAGTACTCTGAGACGATCTTCATTGCTCGATTGCAATCCTTCATCGGTTTGATCGTAGCTACGGTAGGTGCTGTCGATTGGTCTCCAGTGTTCAATCTTCTAGGCATGGATACGGGCTTCTCGTATAAGCAAACTATCTGGCTAGGCATCGGACTGTTCTTCAAGGGCATCGTCGATGAACTCGCTCGCCGTAGGAATGCAACCTTCTAATGCTTAGCATTCTCAGCGTAATACCTGTCATCGGTCCTATAATTCAGGGCGTGGTGGATCTATTCAAGCAGAAAGCTGACGTAGACCTCCAGAAAACACTCGATGCCAACAAGACTGCGCTGGGCAAGCAAGTCGATACTAACAAGACAGACGTCGCTGTATTACAAACTAGGCTCGCATTAGCACTAGCTACCAAGGATGACCTTGGGGTTAAGCTGATGCGGGACCTAATTATGTATCCAGTAGCTGTCTGGAGTATGTTCTACTTCTATTGTCTGACGTTCAAGGGGTTAATCCCGGATCACGTCTGGAACGTAGACCCTCCGGTCGAAGGTATGCAATACATTCCATACGCTATCATTGCGTATCTATTCGTCACAGCCTACAGAGGCAAACCATGAAACTAACTAATCTTCAGATGACGCAGAGTATCCTCTCCTCCCTTGGAGCTGATGAGGTTAACTCGGTATCTGATAGTCCTGAAAGTCTTCAGGTCTTAGAGATCATTCGCCAGTCGTATTTTAATATCATCGACAAGCTTGACCTCCCTGAGACTTGGCAACTTGTACAGCTACAGCCTAGTCTAGACATAGATGCTCCTGTTCTTATGTACGTTCCTTCTGGCGTAGCTAAGATCGATTGGATCAAGTATTTCAATACCAATGTATTCAGCGATTCTACTGGCGGTGGGCATGATATCAATGTCGATATTATCTCCGATCCAGATGTCGGAACTATGACCACTCCTGGGTATGAGTATGTGACTATACTTCCGATTCGTCAATTCATTGATATGACTAACGGTTTTAACCCATCGGAAACTGATGTCTTTTCGTTCACTCTCAACAACAAATACACATTCTACTACAAGAGTGGCAAGCAGCCTCAGTACTGTACCATCCTTAGCAATAACTACGTTATCTTTGATAGCTTCGACAGTTCCCAGGATAGTACGCTCCAAGCCTCCAAGAGCATGGCATTTGGACAGATCAAACCGACCTGGTCTAACACAGATGAGTTCATCCCAGATCTGAACGACGAGCAGTTTCCCTTGCTTCTCAATGAAGCTAAGTCACTGGCTTTCTTTGAACTCAAACAGACCCCACACCCTTTAGCCGAACGAGAAATCAAACGCGGCAGATCGGCAGTCCAGCGTGATAAGGCTGTACATGAATCTCCTAGCTATTTTGACGCCCTACCTAATTTTGGTCGTCGTGGCATCGGTGCTCGAGCGCCTGTTAGTCTCTTTAAATCCTTAGGATGGGATAGATGAACGATAATGTAAGAAGTAAAGACCGGATTCTAGAGTTGGCTCCTGTGGATAACGCAACAGCTTTGTCTGCTCAAGGGCAGCCCGATAAGAGATTGTTTACCGGCGAGCAAAAACTTCATATCAAAATGGATCCTTCTACTAGTCTCTGGTATTGCCAGTGGGAAAAGAATGGACTACTTCCCGGGGGTCTCGAAGGAAGGTTTACAGGCTTCAAGGCAGCAATCAAACATGCAGAGGATTACTTCCGTAGGCGTAACGTCAAGATCACGCAAGTAAAAGATTAATGCCCCAGCAAGCAACTGTAAACGTCGAAAGCAACTTTACTAAAGGTTTGATTACCGAAGCTACGGCTTTGAACTTTCCTGAGAATGCTGCGACAGATACTGATAACTGCGAATACACTCTTACCGGAGATGTCTTAAGACGTCTAGGAATTGATTACGAAGAGAATTTCGAAATCACGCTGGCTGACCGCGCAGGACAGGCAGTGACTACTTATGTCTGGAACAATGTCGGAGGAGATGGTAATACTCAAATCTTAGTTGTTCAAATAGGAGGTATCCTTCGCTTCTATCGTATTTCAGATGCTTCTAAAGAGTTTCCTATGTCTGCTCAAATCTTAAGCAGCATAGTTGATTTGAGTTCCTTCACTGCCAGTTTTGATTCTACGATCGAGTGTGAATTCACCAGCGGAAATGGTTATCTATTTGTTTTTAATCCTACCTGTGATCCTATTTACTGCAGTTATAGCGCAGGAACAATCACAGGCAATCCAATACAAGTCTCTATCAGAGATGTCAATGGCATTGTAGAAACAGGCATAGCGGATAATTTTAGACCCACGGCACTTACTGCTGCTCATTCCTACAACATAAACAATCAAGGTTGGAGCGGTGGAAATCCTTGGTCAGGTATTTCTTCGGATACTAGGACCGCTCAAGTAGGCTCAATCACTCTGACTGTACAAGCTGGTCTTTCAGTAACGTTAGGCGAACTAGTAGCTATTGAAAATCAAGTCGCTTCGTTTAAAGGAATACCAGCCGGCACTAATATCATGACCGGTAATGTCACTGCCTACGCAGGCACTAGCATTACTATCAATGTCACTTCTGTCTACGCACCAGCACTAGGCTCTACGTTTACTAGCTTCTACGTCCTGCCTTATAACAGAGGTTTGATCACCACTTGGAATACTGCTATCGGAAACTATCCGAGCAATGCAGATGTGTGGTGGCTCTATAAAGATGCCTCTGGAGTGTTCAGCCCTTCTACCACAATTGGAAATGTGATCCCTCCCTCTTCTCCTGCGGGCAAAGGGCACTATATAGTTCCTGCCTTCACAATTGACAGAAGTTCGGTCTCAGGCGTTGACGGACTTCCCGTCATATCAACTACAGTTCGCCCACGTACGGGTACATGGTTCCAAGGCCGTGTGTGGTACACCGGAACAGATGCTTCGTATACCTCTGGCAGTGACTTCTACACCTGGACCGAGAATATCTATTTCTCCCAGATTGTGAATAATTATACAGACTTTGGCAAATGCTACCAGACTAACGATCCTACTAGTGAAACCTTCTTTGATATTCTTCCCACTGATGGTGGCGTGATAACAATTCAAGGCGCTGGCAATATCTTCAAGTTATTCCCAGTGCAGAATGGTATGCTTGTGTTTGCTGCCAACGGAGTGTGGTTTATCACAGGTAGCCAGGGTATTGGTTTCACAGCTACAGATTACACCATAACTAAAATTAGCAATATTCAAAGTATAAGTGGAAGCAGTTTTGTTGACGTTCTTGGCATGCCTTTCTTCTGGAACGAAGAAGGTATCTATCAGGTCAAACAGCAACAGGGTGGAGGCCTAGCTGTCGAGCCAATTACTGTAAGTACTATTCAGGTTTTCTTCGACGCCATTCCTCCTAATAATAAAAAATATGTCAAAGGTGCTTACAATCCAATCGAATATGTAATTGAATGGATTTACAAAGATACTGATGAAACCAGCGTCACCGATAGATACGCGTTTAATAGAATATTAAGCTACAACGTCTACAATAAAGCTTTCTTCCCCTACTCCTTCTCTACAAATGTAGCTAGCATTAATAGCATCCAGTATATATCTGGCATTACTGCTAATACCGATTTAGAACCTATGTTTAAGTATTTGGCAGGTAATATCACCAGTTTTACCCTGGCTGATCTGCATAATGAAAACTATGTAGATTGGAATGAAGTCGATCCTACAAATTATGAGAGTTTCTTTATTACTGGCTTCAAAATCAGAGGGCAAGCCATAAAGAAATTCCAACCTCAGTATATTCAAGTTTACTCTGGAGTATATGGGGCAGCCAATGGATATTACATTCAAGGTATATGGGATTTCAGTAATAATCGAAACTCTGGGCGCTGGAGTTCTTTACAACGTGTAGTAAATGGATTGACTCGTGCTGACACAGCTTTTCGAAGACATAAGATCCGAGGTCACGGATACGCTCTTCAATTTAAAATATCCTCTATAGACGGTATGCCTTTTAACATTCAAGGTTGGGCTGCTGTAGATACTATTAACGCAGGTACGTAATGGATCCAATTTCAGCAGGATTAAATATAGTCGGTTTCGGGATGCAAGTCTTCGGAGCTATCAGTGGTGCTGAGAGTGCCCAGGAAGCTGCAAATATCAAGAAGGGTATTGCAGGCGATGAACAGAAGATCAATGAACAGAAGCGTCAGCAGATGCTTCTAGAGAGTTCTAGAAAGCAGATGGAAATCTTCCGTAACATGCAACGTCAACGTGCGATGGCTACAGCTGCTGCTGTTAATCAGGGAGCTTCCCTGGGTTCTGGCTTACAAGGTGGTTTAGCCGGAGTCTCTGGTCAAAGCTTCTTTAACAGTCTTGGTATCAGTCAAAACGTAGAACTGGGACAAAACATATTCTCTATCAATAACGATATCTCCAGCAAGAAGATGCAGCTCGCTGATGTCGAAGCCGATCAGGCTGAAGCAGCCGGCTGGGCTTCCCTTGGCGGTTCTCTGATGAAGTCTTCCGATACCTTCGGTAAGATGGGTCAGAGCCTGTTTAAGTTTTCGTGATGGAACCGGTAACACTAGCTCCTGAAAATCTTCCAGTACCGCCTACCGGTCTGGCTCCTGTGACTAACGCTCCTGCTGATCCTCTTCCTCCTGCACAAGCAGGGAAGCGGGCAGAGAAGGCTGAGATGGGTCTGGGCACCGTAACCGGGGACTCCTACAAAGATATGTACGCCAAGATCGCAGCAGGCGAGGAAGACGACTTCCGTCGTGTCTCCGCCAGTAAGATCGATTTCGAAAGAAGTATGGCAAGAGACCAAGCGCTGACAGACTGGGCTGCCAAGAAGGGTGGTCCTCTGACCATCGACGAAGCTATCCGTGTGGTAGACCCGTTCACTCGTGATGGTCGTGCTGATCCAAGGGACGTCATCGAAAAGGCTTACGCTGAGAAGTATGTCTCGATGGCTAATACCGCAGCGACGTACATGAAGGGTACAGTACTTGAACAGGGTATTCTAGAGCTTCCTGAGACTACGGCTAAGACACAAGAGAAGGCTAGTGAGATAACTACTCGCTTCGAGCTTCTCCGTACTATGAAGGAGAACGTCGACAACGACCTCTCCAATCAAGGCTGGCTGCCTTGGGCTGCTGATCAGGCCAAGATGATGATCCAGCCATACAACGAAGCCAAGATGCGCGGCCTCAATCCAGATGTTGGTGTTGTCTCTGGTGGACTTCTCCTTGGTGAGAACATCAAAGAGCAGGCCGACAGACTGTGGGATCTTCCGTATCCTAAGTTTAAGGAAGGCGTTACAAAGATTGTCGATGGTCTGCGTAAGGACAATCCAACTCTGGCTGCACAGTTCTTAGATTACATGACTGCTCCGAATACTCGGCAGAGAGTCCTTGACAATATTTTCACAGCAATCATGCCTGCGGACTACGCAGCTATTGCTAAGACTCCGTCTTTGCTCCGTAAGGTCGAACTCAACAACAGAGTCAACAAAGCATTCAAGGATGTCGTAGCTTCTTCTGCTAATGTCGGTAAGGAAATTCCTGCTAAGGCTGTCGCTGAGGAAGGTGCAGGTAACGTCGCTCAAGCTGGTATTACTAGAGCTACAGAGAACATCACGAGGACACTCGACGGTACTCTCAACCCTGTCCAAGACATCAAAGAAAAGATGACATCGAACTATCGTCTCGATGGAGATGTCTTCGATACCAATCCCGGCAGTGGTTATCTCTCTAGAGAAATCCTGACCCGTATGAAGGATGCATTCTACTCCAGAGGCAATAACCTCTATGAGACTATTACCAACGCTCTTCGTGTCAACCGTACTCCTATACCGCTGGCTACAGAAGACGCTCTCAAGGCGTACCAAGTCGCAGCAAGGAACGACTTCCCAGGGCTAGACAATTCAATTCTAGATATCTCAGACCCTATCTATGATCCTGTTACCAACACCAATCACATTGCATTTACATTTGGCAATCGGGACGGTCGGATCTTTAGTTCAGTCGAGAAAGCCCGAGCGTACGCGAAGGACCACGGCTTTGCCGAACCTCGCGTCGTGAAGGCAGAAGGTACCGTAGAAATAGAAGCCGCAAGGTTCCAGGGTAAGGCTGATGACATCAGGACTAAGGAAAGACTAGAGAAGTCTATTCCTAAGACTGAGGATCTCGTCCGCCGTGAACGGGCTAAGGCGTATAATAAAACTCTGACTAAGGAAGTCAGAGATGCTGCGCGTGAGCAATTCAAACTTGCTAAGGAGTTTCTCAAGGAAGAGAAAGCCAGACTGAAAGACGTCAACACCCGTGTAACTATGGGCGAACCTGTCATCGAGCAGAATGGCTTAGGCTTCACATTTAAGGTTGTCCGTCCCTATAAGGAGACAGACGACGTCGTACGCAAGTGGCATATCAACAAAGACGAAGGTGGTAAGTTCTACGGCGAGGGTGCAAGCTCTGCATCTCGAGAAGGCTTCTCTGGCTGGAAGAATTCTATCCTAGGTTGGATCAGAGGTGCTGACGATACGTTAGCATTCAATGAAAGCCTACAGCGTAAGACTGCTGTCTATACTCAGAGTCTACTCCGTGAGTGGGCTAAGGATGATGCACAGCTAATCGAGAACCTCGCTAATAGATTTAAGTGGTACAAGCCACAGACATGGCTCGGAAAGGTCTTCTCTAATAAGGAAGTCTTTGAGCAGTGGAATGATACGTTGAAGTTCGCTAAGACTCGTCCTGATCCCGATACGGGAGAGATCGGGTCCTTCTTCAAAACTCCAGGTGATCTCGAGGATCACTACCAGCGTTGGTATCAACGTTCACCTTCTGTTCCTGAGGTTGAGGCATACTTCGCTCACGTCAGACTGATTGAAGCTGACCGTGTTCTATCTGAAATTGCTGAGTTCCGTAATCGCTCCCGACTAGGAGCTGAGCAGCATCAGATCTACGTACAACAAGGAACTACCAGAGTAGCTTCAGGCTTCTTTGATGGAATACACCAGCAAGAGTTCCCCAGAGGTGATGACAATGTCATCGTGATGGGCGGACGTCTCGGTGAGGAAAAGATCTTTAACCTTCAGCATATTCCCACCAAGGAACGTCAGAAACTTGAACAAGCTGTCAAGGAAGGACGTCAAAGAGTTATCAGAATCTACGATCCGGATAGCAATCCCTTGAAGGCTATGTCCGACATCGCAGGGAGTAAACGTATCCGCTATGTCATCACCAACTCATCTGAGACTAAACCGCTCGATTTCAACCACGTCAACAGACGCGGCGGCGGCCACTTCGACGTCGACGCAGACTTCTTCATCAAGCAGGCGAATATGGTTGACGAATCCACGGGTTTATACCCGGACCTTGCTAGTAAGTTTCGCCGCATTTACCGTGGCGATACTACTCTCATGCCTATTGCTAATCGTCGAATGGGGACTGACATTGTCGCGAAGATGAACAAGATCAACAAGTACATGGCATCTGGTCAGGAAGATCTAGCTAAGGCTGAAGGCCAGTCGCTAGGCATTGACTGGGATGAGCTGTCTAGTTGGTATAAGCCTAGTCGTGATAAAGACGGTAAGGTTGTTGCTCCCAGCATCAATCCTAATGAACCGTTCTATGTAGTCTCCCGTAACAAGAAGATCTTCGACATCGATAAGTCGTTGGAAGAACGTCATGCCGGTCTATTCAAAGACGGAACTAAGTCTGGTTCTGATGCTCTGCAATTCAAGGTAGCTTACAATGAAGTCAGAGATTCCAGCAATCTCAAAACAATCCGTGACGAAGGTACGCAAGGTAATCCTCTGTATAAGTACGTTCCTGCTGATTATGTCGATCCTATTCCAACCATGAACCGTGCTCTCAACAGAGCAATCAATAGTACGTTCATGGACGACTACAAGATCTACGCAGTTGAGCACTGGCTGACTGAGGCTATCCCTCACCTTAAGGCTTCTGAGTCTGAGGTAAGGTCTGCTCCCTTCTACCACTTCAATACAGCTTCCGATAAGGGTGCGTTCAAACCTGATACTCCGGAGTCTATCCGGTGGAACCTGCTATCTAATCGATACAAGATTAACCAATTCGTTGGCACTCCATCTAGTATGGATACAGCTATCCATGGACTGACGCAGCTTATGGCTGACAAGTTCTATGAGAAGTTTGGTCCAGAGGCCACCCGAGGAGTAGTCGGTAAGGCTGCCACTCTAGTTCCTCTCTGGATGCTAGATAAGGTTAAGGAACCTGTGTCTGCCATCCGTAGCTTTGCATTCAACGCCAAGTTGGGTATCTTCGCACTACCACAGTTCATAGTACAAGCACAGACGTATACTACGATCTTTGCACTCAATCCCCGTCAAGCTATGGCTGGCACGTACGCATACATGCTCCATAGCTGGGCGAGGGTGAATGGTCATCCAGAAGTCCTAGCGGCTATGGATCGCTATGCCAGTAAGATGAAACTATTCGGCAGTAACTGGAAACCCGGTGAATGGGCAGAGGCTCGTCGTGAGCTGGCTCGGACTGGTTTCGAGAATGTCGGTGGTGAACACGCTATCGCAGACGATGCGATGCAATATAAAACAATCAAGAATGAGTGGAACAACTTCCTCTCAGCAGGACAAGTATTCTTTAGAGAAGGTGAAAAGGCTTCGCGTATTGGTGCCTACTATACTGCTTTCAAAGAGTTCAGGGATGCTAATCCGGTAAAGGTTATTACTGATGTCGATAGACAAAGAATTCTACAAAAAGCGGACCTACTTACTGTCAACATGTCTCGCGCTAGTAGTAGCGCTCTTCATGGGGGCGTTCTTTCTCTTACTACTCAGTTTCTATCCTACCAACTTCGAATGGCTGAGTTATTCTTCGGTAAGCGAATTGGTGAGACGACGGCTGAGCGAACCCTAGCTAGAGCTAGGCTTATGACGATGTATGCAGCCATGTATGGCGCACCATCTGCTCTAGGCATCACGGGCTATCCCTTCGGGGACTCGATCCGGGAGCACGCCATCACGAATGGTTATCAGGTAGGTGACAAATTCCTGTCATCACTGATGATGGAGGGTATCCCGGCAATGTCACTCGCCATGATTACAGGCAAAGGAGACTTCCAGAAGGGGAACTTCTATAACATTGGGGACCGTTATGGTTCGCAAGGATTTACACAAATCCGGGAGTCTCTCCGTACTGATAAGACTATGTGGAGTATCTTTGGTGGTGCTGGTGTTAACTCTATTGTTAATACTATCGCTAATCTTGATCCCTTTTGGAAAGCTGCTAAGCATCTTATGAGTGATGACGAGGAAGGCAACACCTTCAAGCTGAAGGTCAATGACTTCGTCAATCTATTCAATGAGGTGTCTACTGTAGATGCTTCTACCAGATGGTATCGAGCACTCAATACAGGACGCTGGATTACCAAGAATGGTCAATACGTCGATGACGTCTCTGCGAGTAATGCCACGTTTATGGCTATGATCACTGGTACTAAGCCTCAAGAACAAGACGACATCTACTCCGTAAAGAACATCAAGGATACTGAGAAGAAGATCTGGGCTAAGGCTCAGAAGGCTATCACTCAGGATTACCAACGTGGTATAGAAGCTGCCGACAACAACGATCCTAACACTGCTACCGATTACTTCAATCGAGTACGTGCTAGGATGATCATCGATAACATCCCACTAGATATGCGTGCTGACATCCTCAGCAAGGCTACACGTGGGTACGAAAAGACAATCGATACCTCACAGAAGTATTGGGCTACCAAGGCTGTACCTGCAGGTCAGGAAGAGTCTCGTATGGATAGCTATACTCGGTATCTTCAACTTCAAGACAAGAGACATCAATGACAACTTTTGCTCCACAGGTAGCTCCCACTAACGATCCCAACTACCTGAACTACTCTAGGCCTATCTCCGACATCTCTGCTGATAAGAGCAAGGGAATGCTTCTATCTGCCATCGGTGGATTGGTCGAAGGTGCGGCTAAGATAGGCGATGATCTCTTCAAGAGTGAAATCAACAAGGAAGTCACAGAAGGTGTCGATAAACAACGAGATGCATTCACCTCAGCTCTAGTCCAGACAGCTGACGCTCAAGCAGGTGCAGGTCTGATACCTACTCCACAGTCTCAAGGAGAGGCAGGCATCAAGGCTCCGTCTCTAGCTGACGGGGAAGACAATCTACCTGCAGGTGTCAAGGCTGGTGTAGCTAAGGCACAGGCTATTGGCACTGCTATGACGCAGAACTCTGGTAAGGCTAACGATACGCTTTATACTGGAGCACTCACAGCTCTGACCAAGGAGCTTAGGAATAAATACCCAGGCTACCGAGACTACATCGACAACAAGATCTCTGAAGTCTCTGGCATCAATCCTGCTAACGCGTATATGAGTAACCTCCTAGCGGACATCAATCGTAACGCTACATCTGGTAAAGCAGAGATTGAGAAGGCTATCGCTCTCGGTCGGCAGTACCTTGGCTATGATCCTAATATGCCTGGCTACATCGAAGCAGTCCGTCAAGGAATGCCCGGTGCTATCCAGAACCTAGAATCCAGGATTAACAGGGTAGCTTCTGATAAGCCTAAGTTCGATGAACTAGAACGTCAACGTAAGATGCGTGACTGGCGTAAGGAAGATGATACTACAGATCAATCGGTACAATTCTCTAAGGAGATCCGGTCTAAGGCTAACATGGCTTGGCAAGGTGTCGTAGAGATTCCAGGGCTTAATGCTCCTAAGACTATCCAGTCTCTCATCGATGACCAACGTGCTGGTCGTATCACACTCACAGATGAACAGAATGGTGCGCTGTTGAACGCAGCCACACTAGCTAAGGATACTTGGCAACGTCAGTCGGTTGAGATCATGCGTAACCGTGGTTATACGCAGAGCATTCCTAATAAGGCTGACAGAGATGCCATCCTCGCAGAGGAAGGGCGTTTCTTCGACGATCAGATCGAGGCCGTAAAGAATAAAGAATATGGAACGATGTTCGGCAATCAACGCCGGATGCAATCGATCCAAAGTGATACCTCTGTCTCGATGCTTAGCGATAAGAGCATGGGAGCTTACACACGTCTCATCGATGCTGCTAGACGGCACGGTGGAGATGGTTGGGTTAACTACGTCCAAGCTGAGGCCCTCAAGGCTGGTGTCACCGGTGGTATGAAGGACTTCATTCAGGATACCAAACTCAAGATTGGTACTCCTAAGGATCCTCGTAATCCTGCTGATATTCGTTCTATCTACGATGACATCAAGAAGGTACAGGAGGCTAACGTTCCTGCCGAGAGTAAGGTCTATGATGACCTAATCAGTAACGTCAAAGTACTAACTCTTCCGAGTGCACCTCCTAAGGTTACAGAGGAACAGTTCGCTAACGTCAAGAAGAACGTCATCGATTATATGTACGATCCTGCCAAGAATGGCAAGCTGATGGATCGGTTCTCCCGAGACTTCACTGACGCCGATGGTGTCCGACATCCTGGTAAGTTTGCTGTCTATGACACGCTGACTGGACGAGGTATTGTCGACCAGATCTGGGCTTCCAAGGATAAGGATAGCTGGCAAAAGTATCGGGACTGGAATGAACTTTCCTTCCGTAAACTCTTCTCCGAAGAGATCGGAGTTCTCAATCAGCTGGCCAATGCTCCGGTGAAGGTGCTGTGGAATTCAGATACCAAGCAGTTCACAGTTGAACGTGAGAAGCCTGCTGGTATGTCTGCCTCGGAATCTGCTTTGTTAGCTAGAAATCCTGCTGCTGATAAAGCCTTCAGGACTATGCAAGAAGGTGTGATGCGTCTCAACAGAGGCTTGTCCAATCTGTCTTACATGCATGACAAGGAAGGTATGGATACTAACTCCTACCTGATGGATAGTCTGATGCAGATGGGTTACTCGCCTAACGACAGGCTGAAAGGTAACAATCTTCCTCAGAAGGTAATCGAAGCTATCGCTAACAGCAAGAAGAAAGAACTCCGTATCGAGGAAGCCTTCGAAGCTGCAAAGGGTAAGAAGTAATGCCTATCGGTACTTCTGACGGCGAGTACTTTGAAGACCGGTGGGAGTACACCGTACGCAAGCCTGTAATCAATCCTGATGTTGATCCTAGGTTCATGACTAACGACGACAACGTCGTGACTCCGAATCAGATGGGAACCAACCAGCAAATGGATAAGACTGAGCAAGATCCAAGCACTGGTACTGGAATCCCGATTGGACTCAAAAGAGTCGAAATAACAGGGGGTACCGTCGACTCTGGAATGCCTCCCCAAGCCTCAGAGGAGCCCGCTGGTGCGTTAAAATCAGGAGAGGGTGGTCAGGTACCGGGGAATGGTGAACCTATTAGACCAGAACCCTTTGGACTGAATCCTCCCGAGGGGAATGCCATACAAAGTTATGTAAAAGGCAGGGAAGAAGCTATCAGAAGTCTTCCTGAGACTCTCCGTAATATTCCTAAACAGTTCAAGGAAGATATGGAGAAAAGCAGTCTAAAGACAGATGAGGAAAGACTGGCAGAAGCTCTGCATGTAGCTATGTCCTTTGGCACTGGAACTATGGTGGGTGTCAAGTCCAAGGCCTTCGATAAGAATCTTCTAGCTCAAGCTCAGATTCTAGAGCAGAGAGGATTCGATGCCGAGGAGATCTGGACCAGAACTGGGGTGTTCAAAGGACCCGATAAACGCTGGCGTCAAGAGATTGATGATTCAAAGGCTGTAGCTAAGCCAATAGATCCTCTTAAAAATACTGAACAACTGTTCAAAGATCAAGGGTATGCTTTAGATACTCTATACGGACGTGGACAAGGTGGAAAGAATATATACAGTGTTAGAAAGTGGAAGACGGAGGATAAAGTTCCTTTCAGAGATCTTCCCGATGACCTGAAAGAAGCTTTGGTAAAGCTTAATGATGGAAGGTTCTCAGCATCTCTTAGTGATGTCCTCGATCATCCTGAACTATTCAAAGCCTATCCAGATCTTGCGCACGTCGAGGTTGTTCCGTTTCCAGAAGGACAATACGGACGTGCTGCTTACAATTCGAGTGCCGACACGATTGAACTTGGGAAGAATTTTACTATAGAAGACATCCTACACGAGGTTCAACATGCTATTCAAAAGCGTGAAGGCTTCGCCAAAGGAGGTTCTCCTGCAGAGCAGTTCGCTCTTCGTTTCGAAGAAGAGATGCGAATAGCTAAGATAGAAGCCAATCAACTTCTTAAGTACCGTGAATCTGATTCATTCAAAGGCTGGACTAAAGAAGACAAAGGACGTATCCAAGAACTGAAACGGCTATTCGAAGTCGATGCTCTTCGTAAGGGATTGGCTTTCAAAGAAGCTGAATCCCAATATATGAGACTGGCTGGTGAAGTCGAAGCTAGGAATGTAGAGACTCGAGCGCTCCTGAATCCGAACGCACGTCGAGAAATACCACCGTGGCTGACTGAGGATACTGCCAGGAATCTGCAGACGGTGGTCGATGAACCGATGTGGACTACTCCATACGGTCCGACTAAGACACCTGACGTAGCTCCGTCTTATGCTCCGCCTAGAAACTTCAGACGTGGAGCTAACGATAATCTACCAGAAGGACATCCCGATCGTCCATACAATGTTCGTGAACCGAATATGATTGGCAGTAAAGAGGCCGATGATGCTATGGAATCTATATGGAGCACCTTTGCAAAACAAAATGAATTAAATTCTAAAATAGACGATATTTTATCGAAGCAAGAAACTGCTACTGAATTAGAAGCTGCCAGGTTACAGAAGCAACTAAATAAGCTTTTAGATGAACGTGATAAGCTGAAATAATCGTCAAAAACCTGTCATAAGTCGATAAATCGACGTATAAACACGAAAAAACCCCCAAGCCCGTAAGGACCTGGGGGTTTAATTTTGGGTAGTATTAACAAAAGGACGGAGGACTTACTCCGCCAAGTCTACCTTACTGCTTGGGAGGTACGCGGGGAGGCGTCAGCAGCAAGGGTCTCGTTAGCCAGCGGTAGTGGGGCTGGCAGTTTCCGGGATGTCGAACGCCGGGATTTCACGACGGACTTCGTTACCGTCTGCGTCGATGTCGACGGCGTAGTGCTTGACGTCAGAGATGACAACCATGCTCTCAGCTTGTTCAATAGTTTGATCATTCATTATTTTTCTTTTCTTAGATACGTAAGCTTTGCTTACTTATTGCTTTGCGGGGACTTCGAGCTTCTTGTCGGTGACGTACTTCACGACGTCATCCCACTTTGCGAAGATATATTTCTCGGAGATGTACTTGTAGTCGAAATCGCCATCCTTGCCATCACGGGCTAGTCGGTAGGAATACTCGACGACGTAGCCATTCTGGGCTGGACGAATTTCGATTGTTTCGTTACGATCCATTACCATTATTTATCCATATTTATCACGGGCTTTGCCACGTGCCTTTGTAGGAGGTTGACGTTTACGATTTGCTGAACGAGACTTAACAACAGTCCGGACATTATCCAGACTTCCGGTGCGATGGTACCCGACGTGGTCGAGCTCCTTACCGTCACCTTTGCGGGCCTTGCCTTCTCTGATTGCCTTACGTCGGGCTCTGTTACGAGCGGCTCGTCGCTTCTTTTGTTCAGGCCGAGCGGCATACTTGGCCTCCTGTTCGTAGTTTCTGTCTGTTCTAACCAATGTCTGTTTTAGTCTTTTCTGGTCCTAGACTGTACCTCCTTGTTTGTGTAAAGTTTGAGTCTCAGGTTGTTCTCATCGATACCATCGGTGGCGTCGATGTCAACCGCTACGATACGTTCTCCGTTGTTAAGAACCTTCAGGGTCCTTAGCATGCTCTCGTAACTCTCTAGCAACGAGAGGAGGGAGACTGTCAATAGCTTCGGTTTCTTCTGCCGATACTTCTTCTGCAGGAATTTGTCTCCGAGCATCACTGGCTCCTAATCTTTTCAAAGATTTCTTGGAGGCTAGTTTTCTACGCTCATATCTGTTTTTTGGGTGATGGAGTTTAATCATTTATCCCAGGTCCACAAAACCAAGTCTAATATAAGTATTAATGCGTATATGGTTGGGACTGCTATTGCAGCTAGGATTATGTATTCCATTATTCAAACTCTAATGGGGTTACTTTAGGCTTCTCGATGAACTCTGTCTGCACAAGATACAACAGAGCATCTGCTAATGTCAAGTCTTGTTCGTTAAGTATTTCTTCTAATTCGTAAGTTTCAAGCAGATGTTCTGCTTCAGCAAGCTTCACTTATAGGAAAGTCCCTACTAGATATAGCAAGACAACAGTCCCAAGAAAAGCAGCAATACTACCGGTCCAAAACCCATTGCGATATCCCTGAGTATATCCTTGTCCAAATTCATCTTCTTCTGACACGTTTCTTTCTCTTCTTACGCTTGGGAGGGACTATCCATCCCGGATACTCGGAGGTGAGGTATTCAAAAGCGCTACGGAGTAAATCCGCGCCAGATGTTCGACGATGTCTTCCGACGACATATCTGTTGCAATGGATACACAGTAGACCTCTGACTTCTCCTGTCTTGTGATCGTGATCGACACAGAGTCGCTTACGAAAGACAGCAGCATCTCTTTTACAAACTGCGCAACGACCTTCTTGCTTCCGTAGTAGGTCTGCATAGTCGTTCTCCGTAATGCCATATTTACGAAGTAAATGGGAGTTCCTGGTCACACTTAAGTATACACAAAGTTCCCGTATCTGTCAATCTCTGGTATTGGCGTCCTACGGTCTGTACGCATAGGACGCTTCACTACCTTGGTTAAGTACCGTGGCCCATCGGCGTAGAGGAAGGTTCGAAGCTGTGGGAAACATTGATACTTAAACGCATTATAGCTTGCTGTAACGCCCAGTCTAACATTTCCGGACTCTCCGTCGGGTGTTGTTTCGCAAGTGCATTTCGGAGGTCGATCAAGAGCGACGATGTCTCTAAAATGTCTGATGCGTTGTCTAATACTTTCTTCGCGCGCAATATGCTCATATAAACACAGATGTCCTAAGGTTTTGTCGACAGCTAGGATGTAGCCCCGGTCTTTCACCTCCACACGAGGATCCAGAGCGGAGCCAACAACATAGCCATCAAGTTGGTCAAGATAACCAAAGCTGTCATTCTGATCGACAGACTTTGTTTTGTATTTCTCGAACTGGCGACTGCTGCAAGACTTGACATCCACGATAGCGCCGTCAATGACGCAATCTCGATGACCTTTAATTCCATCAAGAATAATTTCATCTTGCTCTCCCGTTACTGTATGGCCGGCAGCCTTGGCCATCGCTATTACAAGCGCTTCGATAATGTGTCCGTATCCAAACTTGATCCTGACCCAGGGTGGGAGTCGCTCCGCAGCCATTGGGGTATGTACTGAGTGCCACAATTGGCACGGGCAGCGGACTCCCATCTGAGATAGACGGAGACGAGAAACTTCATCTCGGGGCTTAAAGCTTTCCACGAGACGGGATCCAACTTCTCCGCTAAATTCTTTAGACAAGTCATTGGTGAACCATTGGTCCTTCTCTAGCATCCGGTAGATGTCCGGGATTAATTGGTGTATGTCTTTCATTTGTCTTTCATTACTTCAGCAACTTGATGAGGAACGAGAAGTACATCAGCGACATGATCTGCATCCCGAAGGTCAGATACGCTGCCTGCTGCAGGGGAGACAACTTGTCCCAACCCTTCTTTTCTTCCTTCTTCTCTTCCTTGGCCTGCTGCTTCATCCACTTCTCGTACTTCTCCTTCGTATCCTCGAACTTACGCAGTTCGTCGAAGAACTCATCAGGAGAGCTACGCCGCTTCTCGCGACGGAACATTCCCTTCTTTGGCTTCTCATTTCGGACCTTGTCCATGTACTCCAGCAGTCCGACGATTTCTCCGTAGTTGCTCTTAGACATGACGTCCTCCTGTGAACTTGGGAGAGGCTCGAACGCGGCCTCTCCCGTTCATCTTCTTATTCATTAAGGGGGCCTCGGTTTTTGGTCACGAGAAGAAATTCTCATGTCCGTATCTCCTGTGCGCTTAGTCTGAGTTCGCGGCTCTTTTCGCTTATCTGGCGAGGGCCACTAAGAACAGCACAGCGTGTTGATATCATCCCTGACTCAGGGGATCTGTTGGACGGACTTGACTGGCTTGATGCATGGAGCCACAGGTGTGTATCTACCCATTACGCTCGACGTCTTACACTTCCAAGCAGCATATGCCTAGTGTTAGCGTTGTCACGCCAATTCCCGTTCAGCGGTATGCTTTGTCAAGAACATCTGTTGCTTGACTAGACTATTCCTCAGCGTCTCAAGTCCTAGACCCTAACGACACCTTAGCAGGTCTCATAACCCTGCCCATGCCGGCTATAGGAGATGATTGCGCCTCCGAGACATCTGGCCTCAGAGAGTTACGTCTAATCCCGGTTCCTGTGGAACCGTCTTTGGCTAGGCTAGTAAACGACTACCTAGCTACAATCCAGTGCTTGAGGCTTATCCTACCTACTGCTCTGTCTCCTACAGGGCGGGAGACAATTGGCATCGCTTTTACCACCGGGTATTTGGGAAGAACCTTTCTCTGGTTCTGTTCTAGGTCGGCGCTGCAAGGTTCCACTTACAGACGACGGTAGAGTAAAGGATTGCAGTACTTCCAATCTCCAGTAGTACAGGTTATGGGCTGCCCTCAGAAGGTTACCTCGTGATGATCGTCCCGGTCTTCTCCGGTGAGAAGGATCCTTTGTTACCATCCCGAACAGCTTGCTGCAGTACTATCAGTGCATCCCGTGGCCTGTGGAGGGGAGGGTGTCCGTGGCTTAGGGGAGGTTCGCTTAGATCGGTCGGTGAGACTGCACCGGCTAACAGCTTGTCCGTTTTGTATACCGCCCAGGGACTCTGAGTTCCCGTTCATGATACAGACAGGGTCGGTCGTTCGTACTTTTATCTGAAGCCTACTGCATTACGGCCTGAAACATAGGTCAGGTTCGAACTGACATTACAGGATTGCACTCCTGCTGCGTTTCCTTGACTTTTCCAGAGACAACGCTGTCGTGGTTGGCTTATTCGCCAGCGCCACCAGACCGCCCGGTCTCTCGGTGCTCCATCAATCTACTACGAGGTGTACCCAGCAGCGTATGCTACCCAAGCTCTAGAGGCATCGAACCTCAACTAGCTGCTCCTTGTCCCTCGCCGGATTACAACGGAGGTGGCAGTATCCTATCCGGTGGAGTTGTCTACTTCCGCACACTACGTTACCGCTTCAGCTCCATAGCCATTTAAGACAAGATACGAATACATTTCAGCAAGCCTATGCCTAGGTCAGATGCTGTCCACCTCTGCAGACGGATGGCATGGTGACCACCTGTACGCTATGCACCATAGCGCCACACCCTTGCTTACGTGTCTCTTCTATACCGGCTAATGGGACCGGTGCTCCTTTTCCTACATCTGTCGTTTGCCCACCCGGTGTAACCCACTCTTGGTAGGACTCTCTGGTGAGAGCTTGACGAAGACAACGGTGTCACCTGACGACAGTTCTTTTCAGATCGGAGCGGACAATATGGACTTGCCCTGGTGTTGACATCCGCTTCCTGAAGGCGGGAGAGGGAGGGTGGCGTATCCCTCTGTCCGGGGAGGTTTTACTATATCAACTAAGTCATAACAGCTGGCTCTGTTTGGTAGACTGGCCCTTGCCTCGCCGGATAGTTCACGCAGTTCGTCGGTTTGGCGTAAGATTAGCACGTGAATGCTTCAGCTGTATTCATATTAGAAGTTAAACTTCTCAAGCATCTTAGCTTGAGCACGCTCAGCAGCAATCATCCCAACGACAATCACAAGAGGGACTAACATCAGTGCAGCAAATGCCAGACTACCAGCAATAGTAGTTGTCCAGTCCATGGAACCCCAAGAGACGGTGTTCCAAGTACCAGTGCAGATGTTGTGGAATTTATCGTATCCCCAATGTGCTTCTTGCTTGATGCACTGGGAGTAATTTAGAATAAGTGGGTTCATAATTTATCCTGCGTTAAAAGATGCGAGTACTACAGTAGGCTTCTCAGGCGGACGTGAGAGCTCATAGACCTTTAAATTGTCTAGATTGTCTACCCAAGCATGGTACTTTTCTTTAGTGCCATGAGACTTGGAGTACCATCCGTCTTCTTTCCATTCATAGTATTCATTCGGATCGGCGTGAATACGCTTGGCTTCTTCAGCAGAGTTAGCCCAACATACGAACTTATCGTAGTCGTCGTAACTCCACTTGTCAGTACGTTCTACTAAGTAGAGTTGCATTATTTGTCCTTAACGATTTGCTCAAGGGCGATCATAATCTTTTGGCCCATGTCTTTAGTAGAAGATGTCCAACCTACCCAGTTGGAGGTCAACCATTTCTGGTTGGTCTCCAAGCTGTCTAAGCGAGACTTGAGAATTTCGACTTCGATATCAAGAGGTTGATTTAATGCCATAGAGGTTCTGGCTGATCGACAGCCTTGTTTACAACAGTATACTCATCCTTGTTGAAGTCTTTCTGATCATCAAAAGGTACGAGATTGTGTACGATAGCTCCAGCCAGACGCACTGCCTTGGCCTTGCCACCGTTAGGCACAGGATGTTCATATAGTTCTAGTTCCAGTTCAATGTCAGAACCATTTCCGACATTGCCTTCGTAGGGCTCCTTCACACCCTGCTCGTTGACAAGCAAGACGTATGGCGGACGAAAGACGAGTACCTTCCCCGTTTTGGTTTCCTTCTTGACGGGTCGTGAGAAGGTGACGTAATACTCATTGTCGTCATTCTTCTTGACGACGTTCTTTACGCCTTCCGCCTGCCAGTCTCTGATCTTATCGAGATCTTCCCTGATCGGGTAGAGATCGACAGACCACTTGTCAAATTTATTAACCTGACGAAGTCTAAACCATGCACACTTTCCACGAAGGAAGTGTGTTTCTCGTTTGAAGATATTATTAGCCATTATCGAGGAGTTCCATCTGCTTCGCGTGTGATGGCGACATTAATCCACATCGCAAGCTCACGAAGCTTTCTTAAGATGTAAGTTTTATCTGGACCATCAGGAATATTCTCCTGAAGTACTCTAGCATACTCGGCTGTCTGCTGACGCAGAAAGTTCATATCTTCGAGTTGGGTGGCCCTTGGGTTGAGATATTCAAAAGTACTGTCGTGTAGCATTATCGGATTACTTCCTTAGCGCGGCGAGGAGTTGCTTCCTTGACGTTATCAACAACAATCATCGCAGCCTCAGGAGAGTCTTCCCTAACCATTTCGATAATCTTGAATTCTGCATCCTCCTTGTCGGTAGCATCCACGGTGTAGAAACCGCCTTCGGGGATCATGTAAGATACTTCAGCTTCATAAATCATAAGATATTCCTTAAGTATATAACTGCTCTTTGTAATATTCTAGAGCGTCGATTAATAGCTCTATTTTGTTTCGATTTAGAGTTACACGTTCTGCATCCGGAACAAAGTCTTCGAAGTAAAAGATAAGACTTTCAACGTCTTCCTTGGTAAAGCCGCTTCTATTATAAGCTTCAATCAATGTGTCTTACTCCAGTTAGTGGCTATAGTATAATCTTTGTCGTCATCGTTCCAGTATGAACCAGCGAGTGGACAAAGTAGATTGAGCTCCTTACCAACCTCTTCAAGACTGTCAGCTTGCATCTTAGCAATCTTCAAGCAGATGTCAAGATTATTCGGAGCTTCAGTTTGCCATTCATCGTGAACAAAGTTAACAAGTTTGGCATCCAAGTCTTTTAGTTTGTCGTGCCATTTCAACGTAGCACGTTTCATCACTACGGCTTCACCATTCTGCAAATAGCCAGACATGCAGAGGTGTCGTCGTGATCCCACCGTGTCTCCAGGTATCCTAACCAGTCGACCGTCAAGTCCAATGAAATACCCTCGTCTCGCGTCGGCTGGTATCCTAGTCTCCTTAAGCCGGGCAAAGCCTTCGTATCTGCGAATAAGGCGTTGGAAAGCCTCTTCAGCTTCATGTGCTGTACATCCGAGTATTTCGGCAAGTTTTCCAGGACCTGCGCCGAGAAGCAAGGCATAAATGTACCGCTTAGCCGCCTGTCGTGTTTTGCAAACGTCTCCAAGGATCTTTTGGTTAAGGCTGTGAGGATCACTTTTATCCTCCTTCTTACCTCGGACCAGAGCTTCAGTAAACTCAGGGTCGTCGATGTAATGGGCGAAGATACGCAGCTGAATTCCTTCGGCGTCAACACCTACAAGAAGACGGTTCTTGGGTGCCATCCACAAAGATCTAAGTTCTTTGCCATATAACTTCTTCTTGCCAGCAGTATCGAACTCGTTGGGTATATTAGCAGTGTTGGGATTTTGGTGCGCCATGCGATGAGTCCAGGCACCTAGGCCATAGAACTTACCGTGGATGCGTCCATCAAGGTCCGTTAATTCCAGCCACTCTGTAAGTGTCCGGCGTCTGGACTCAAGCATGATGCGCTTAGCCAGCAACCGCGAGGGAGGAGGTGCAGTCGCTGGCAAGGTATCGAGGTTCTCTTCATCGACTTTCCAGCCGGAGATCCTCAGATCATTAAGCTTATTATCTAACTCTTTCAGTCTTATGTCAAGCTCACTATCTCTGAATTTTGTATATTTCAGACGAGCAAGCTCTCGCTCAGTTTCCAGATGTGTCTTGGTCTTGTTTACTGGCTTCCACCCAGCTTCGTTAAGGATCCCAATAATCTGCTTATGACTACTAGGATTAAACTCAGACCAAGTGCAATAGGAAAAAGGAGCGCCAACGGTAAGATCAGCAATATGTTCCCGCATTCCCTTAGGGATGCTGGTAAGACTGATTGTGCCATACTTGGTTTCCTTCGGGGTTATCTCTCTGATAAGTTTCAGTCTAGGAGGGAAGGCAGACAGTATCTGATCGTCTAGAACTCCAAGCTCTGCTGTAACTCTTTCAAGGAGGCCTTCCGCTTTCTTAACATTGAAAGCAAACCCATTGCTGTGCAGCTGATTAACAACGCACTGAAACTCATGCTCAAGCCTAAGGCTGCTAGAATGCTCGGGTTTATCGATATATTTACGATACTTATTATAAATACGATGGCAGATATCCACGTCTCGTATACAATACTCTTCCATAGATTTGGAATACTTACTAAAGTCAAAGAACTTACCTTTCTCTATTCCGAATTCTATACCATAACTTTCTATACTATGACCTACTCTAGGATAGTCTACTAACTTAGATACTATAAGTGTATCTAATATCTTACGTTGTTCTATGTCTATACTTAATAGAGTATTAAGAACCTGTAGGTCATACCCTAGTATATTATGTCCTATAATAAGACTACAAGTACTTAGGAAGTCCTTAAGTAAATCTAAGTTCTCTGTCTCTCTAAAGATATGGTATTGGTTAGTATCAATGTCCTTGCAGACCACAACCCATATTCGGGTTGGGTCCACAAGAGCATTCGCTTCTACGTCTATTACAATTCTCAAGGCGGCGTCATCCTTACCTCCAGATTACCACTTGGGCATTGGGATTGGGAAGTCATCGAAGATGCTCTTACCCTTATCCTTGGTTTCTTTCTTCGTCATACCTTTGAAAGGCGGACACTTCTGGTCGATGAGATTATTCATAAGATAATCCAGACCCTGTTTGCAAGCACTTTCTTCGGTGTCGAAGACATCCGTTCCTTCAGGACCAGGGAGGTAGTAGGCATTCTTGCCTTCTAGCTGCTTCAGGTCCATGTTGTAGCTACTGCCAAGGCACGAGCCAAGGAACTGGGCGTCCTTGTCGGCAGTCCAGGAAGAAAAGATAAGCTTCCTGAACATGCTGACATGGCCGACACCGTATGCAAGTCTGCCGATGTCTACCGGCTGGCCTGCACTCTTGACACGTACTGCAGTGACGGCGGTACTACCGCCAGCCTTTGCAGTGGCAATTGCGATGACCTCGACTGCAAAGCCACGAGCTTCAACCTGATCAACGATGGCAGCAACGACCGCAGCGCGATTGGTGATCGCATCTCCAGACGTGCCACAGTTTGCTCCCATGCTTGAGAGCAACGTTATGACAGGTTTTCGCTTCGAAAAAGCACTGTCCAGCTGGCGCATATTCATGATGTTGCCAGAGATTGCTCGGGGCACATCAGGAATAGCACCGCAGATACCGTACTTGATAGCCTTCGGGGCTACAGGATTTAGAGCGTTCACCGTGTCCCGGATCTTCACGACCTTCGGAACACCTTCCTTCCAACCCGTCTGAGCCAGAGAGATAGCCTCGGTGAGTGTACGACAGCCAGCCCAACTAGGATTATCATCTTCGAACCCCGCATCAGCCCAAGGTTTACCCTTGAAGTCCTTCAAGAACTCTCCAAGGCTTTCGGGAGACTTCCAGAAACTACCGAACCTCATTGGCGGAAGGTAGTCGGCTAGGGATTTCTCGTTCCCAACGATTACCCGTTCCATTACAGCTTACCTCCAAAACGCTTCTTAGCGTCCTTAGCCATGGCAGCAACGTCAACCTTCTCGCTGCCCTTCAGAGCAGCATAGACTCGGTTACGCAGCTCCATGTCCGTACCCTTCCAGATCGTACGGTTTTCCACGACCTCCCAAGGCCAACCAGCCTTCAGAAGCTTGGCACCATAGATCGAGGCACGGGGGGAGATCACGATGCGGACGTTCTCGGTCTCACAAGCCTTGCGCAGCTTCTGGACATACTCAGTCCACTTGATGTCACCTGCAACGAGGAGTTCCATCTTGGTGTCGTACTTGAAGTCGAAGGAGATGAAACGATCCAGCGTACTCGCGTCGAGCTGGTTAGCACCGACATACATACGATCAGCACCCTGACCATACGTGTTAGCCGCAGCGATCACTCGGAAGTCCTTATGCTTGTACAGCACATCGGGATGATCCGGGAACATCGCATAGCCATTCGCCAGAGCGGTGTTCATCCACTTCAGCGCGCCTGGATCGGACGAGTCCATCTCGTCTACCAGGATCAGGCCGCCCTTCTCGAATGCATCACGGAAGGAAGTCGGGATATACCGACCCTGTGCGTCCATGTAGCCAGTTAGCTCATGGGCACCGGAGACCGCGTTCTGCAGGTAGTACTTCAGCTTGAGAGCATCAGCAATCTGCTTACACACAGTCGACTTACCAGCACCAGCCGGGCCAATCAGAGCGACAGGGATGTTCTGGTCGACAGCCGTCAGGATGTCCGGGAAAAGGTAGTGACGGGGCTCATCGGGCAGCATTCGAACTTCGTCGCCCTTCTTGAGCTCAATCTTGTTGAGGACGTTCATCTCGATGACCTTCTCAGAGATCATCTGATAGACTTCGTCCATCGTGGGGGAATTGATTGCCTTGCGCAGAAAGCCAAGGCTGTCCTGCTCCATATTGGGGACAGGGATGTACTGCAGGTCCGTGAGGGACTTGGGCAGCTCGGGAGCGACAGCAGCGAAACCGGTACTCATTGTAGCCTCCTTGAGGAGATCTTATCGTTAGTGGTAGTACTAACAAAGTGCTGAGAAATAGCAGCGTGCTCGACGCCCTGCGTTTAAAGGGCCTTTCCACGAACGCTGATCGTATACCCACTCAAGGGTACTTTTGACAGCTCTATTTCTCAGACAAAGTAACCCGGTGGGGAAGAGAGGCAGGCCCCACCGGGTATTCGCTTACTTCGTGGTGACAATGCACGCACTGCCCTTGAAGGGCCAGAAGTCGTAGCAGTTCGCAGAGACATGACTGCCGATGTAAATACCAGCAGCGATGATGCCGACGACGAGTGCGCCGACAAACAACAGTTCAGTTCCCTTGGTCATCCGTTCTCCTATGCTGCTTCATCCAACGCTGGACCTTTGCCCAGAGCCTTTCGGTAGAAAGACCTAAGTAACTTCTGTGTCTGATTAATCGCTTCGTCGTATTTACCGGAAGTATTAATCTTCGCATAGAAGGCCAGACCCTGCCGGGCCTGGTTCATCTTCCGCGCCATCAATTGATTTTCAATATTTATGATATTACTCATCTTCGAGTATTCCTCGTAGTTCGTAGACCTTGCTGAACTCGACAGGATCACACCAGAACCAGTTACTCGGCTGGTCGTACATCCTGTTGGGAATAAGCAAGGTGTTATTCCCTGCATGAGTTCCTCCATGACCGAACTCATAAATGATCCAAGTATTGGGGCCGGTCTTCGGCCGAGCCAGGAACACAGTCCCTGCCGGCATCGGCGATAACCAGTCCCAACTCTTCGGCGGACCCTTGCCTCCAGTCATCAGACGGGGTGCTGCTTCTTGATCCTCAAGTATTTCGTTATTCACGACCAATTTAAGCATGCTCCACCTGTTTTAAAAGGCCTCTAGGAGGCTATTAGAAGCCCACTGATGCGTTATTCTGGGGTGCCCGCTAGGGTGGTAGCGGGGAAACGGTCCGAGACTAACTTTTAAGGTTAAGCCAGGCCATTCTGGAATAAAATCCATAGCCTTTGCAAAGCCATGTATACCCAGTCTTAATCCTCTTTCGCTTGGGATGTCTCGGACTGCCTTTGTCGTAGTATAGTCCGAGTTCTCGGTGGATGATATATCCGAAGGGCTCTTCTCTCCACCGAACAAGATGAGAAGGACAGGCTACCCTTGGATCGTTCCAGACGGCGTCAAGCCGCTGCTTCAAGCTGAGCGACATAGACCTTCTCCAAAGCATAGAGGTCCTGCTCGAAAAGGAAGCCCTCAGGCGTGCGGAACAGGACTGAGACTGACCCCGGTTTCATTGACAAGGACACGATGTGTCCCATCACCGGGAGACCTTCGATCTCCGTCACTACGAGATCGTTGTTCTGAAATACCATCGAGCCTCCAATCAATCGGCTCATGGCCGATCTCTACGAGCTTGGCGTTAATCGTAGAGAACAGTCTGCTCCCTACGAAGGGGTTTTTGGCAGAAATTGAACCTCTGGGAGAGGGGTGTGATGTGACGATGACTGGCGAGTTCTTGACTTCTTGGAGGTGCCTTTTAGCGACGGCTCCGAGGAAAGCGAAGACGACTCCTTGTTCGTCGCATCGTTGGATGATTTCTCGGGTAAGATAGTCCCAGCATCCGTCAGGCCAGTCGTGAGAAAGAGACTTACCATTTCGGCAACTAGGAATGGTGTTCCACAGTAGGACACCTCGCGATGCCCAAGGGGAAAGATCACCCGAAGATGGATAGTTATGTCCGAGGTCTGACTGGTATTCCCGAAGTATGCTTCGGAGTGTAGGTGGGAAATCTGCTGGTTCGAGATCGGCCGGGACTGAGAAGGCAAGTCCGGTGGCGTGGCCGGCGTCGGGGTAAGGGTCTTGTCCAAGAATAACCGCCTTCGTTTTGCCCAACGGTGTGCTTGATAATGCCTTGAACATTCGCGCCCGCGTTGGGTTAACGCCCTTACC